TTAAGCCCTTCCAGCTTCACCTTGACCACCATAGAGCCGATCCCCAAACTTTCGCTTCGGCGCGGCATTCTGCTTGTTTGGATCGAGCGTGACTAGCCACTCGTCGAGGCGCTGGCGAAGATAGCGCTCGCCGCGTGTGGATTCCGTGAATTGCAACGGCCGTACTGGGCACACCTTCTTGAACGTGTCCACGCAGATCCCGCAATATGCCGCGGCGGATTTCAGGTCCATTGCGGCTGGCCAGTAGGGAAGGTTCGGCGTCGTCATCCTTCACCTCTCTTCGCCGCTTCCCGCTCATTTGCGATCGCGGTCCCGATCGCCAACAGGACTTCGATATGGGGCATCGGCCGAGGCGGACCGGCTATAGCCTTTGCTGCCGTGCGGATCTCCTCGGGAAGAGCGTAGTATCCGCGCGTTTCGGGGCTGGCGTTGGTGAGGTCGGGGATCATGGCGTGTCCTCGGCGTGCTGGCGGATGGTGGCGGCGCGATCCTCGTCGAATATCTCGTAGAGGTGCAGGGCATCGAAAACCTTCAATGCCCTGTCGATCGTCTCGATAGCCGACAGGCCGGTTTCTCCGATAATGCGTTTTTGCAGGGTGAGGAAGTCGCGTCGAAGTTCCGAAAGAACCTTGTTCTCGCGGGTGAGACGCTCGATCTCTTCTGCCGCATCGAGCAAAAGATTGAACGGCTTCGATCGGTCACGGCTGTCGTTCGCGCGCTCCCGCAATCTCTCGACCAATTCCCTCATACCTCGTCACTCGTCCGGAGCGCGCCAGCGTCAGCCAGCGTCTGATTGATTATGGCGGTGGCGAACGGCGCCGCGTCCTCGCCCAGATCGGACCAGAGGCCGTGAATGGTCAGCGCCAGGACGTGCGGGTTGATGCGGGCGGTGCGCCAGAACCGCTCTTCGTTCCCGCCGTGCTGGCGGCGGTGCTCGTCCGGATGGAGCGGAAGAACCCAGCGGTCAGAAACCTTGCTGCCCTTGCCACGACCGTAATGGCCATACCGCGGAGCTGCGCAAGACAGGTGCGCTGCCTCAACACCGTACCGGCCGGAGACGCAGCAGGGAAGCTCGTGCACGAATGCCAGATAATCCTTGCTCTTCGTCGGCTTCCGCTTCGGTGTCGGATCCGGGCGGATGGAATTGGCGATGCGATAGGCCACTATGCACTCTCCGAGTTGCGCGGAACCTTACTGAACGCGGGCGGTTGAAGCCGCGACACGAAAGGACTCCGACCATGAGTGATCCCAAAGACGGCAAACCTACCGAACAGCAGACACCATCCCGACGGACGACTGTGCCACCGGATATGGATTTCGAACCGGTTCCGTTGCCGGACCGGCAGGGCGGATCCGGTACCGAAGAAGTCGATGATCCCGCACGAGGCGGCAAGTCCAAAGGGCGGGGGAAGCCGACGCAAGGTGCCGGCAAGAATAGCCCCGGGGATCAAACCTAAGGTCTGGAAAAGGCGCAGCGACGCAATCATGCGGCCACCTTCTCGATCTGGTCGATGTTCTGCTTGATGACCGTGAAGGTGTAGGCGGCAACCCAAGGGTTGGCTTCCCATGAACCGGCGCCGTTGATGGCGTTCCAAAGCTCGGCGTAGCCTTCGCGGTAGATGCCCTTCCAATCGGGATTGAACGCCCGCGATAGTTTCGTTGAGCTGGAATACTGGTCGGCGCCCTCAGCTATCGCGTCCTCTTCGCGGATGTCTTGTAGCTGCTCGACGCGAACGTCGGTGACGATCAGGGTGAGGCGCGAGGCCCAGCGCGGCATGAAGAGCGACGGCCGCCAGAAGTCCGGTCCCTTAGGCGCGCAGTATTTGAACGCGTTCCTGTCGCCGTCAGGGTATCTGATCTGCGCATGCTGCTCTGACCAGCCGACTAGCCCGCGCTGTGCTGCATAGGCGATCTCGACACAGTCCGAGTGCCAGCCGTGCGCCCTCCAGGTTTCCTTCACCCAAAGCCGGTCGCCGATCGCGGTGCGCAGTTGCCGCGGGATCTGGCCCTCCAGAATGTCATCGGGCTGCGGTTTCAGCATCCGCCGCGTCTGCGTCTTGCGGCCGTCGAGGAGCGCGCGGACCATCGGGCCGGAAAAGAGAATAGGACGGTCGGTCATGCTGCCTCCGGATACTGCCGAACGAGAAGGTCTGTCGGGATCGGCGCCTTGCGCGTCATCTGCTTCATGAAGAAGGCACGGCCGAGCTCGCGGCTCTGATCGCGCAGATAGCGGAAGTTATCCGGGTCGGTGTATCGCGCCTTGTGCGGCCCCTGGTCGGTCTCGCCTCCGGTGATGATCCAGTCCGGCGCATACTTGTCGAGGACGACACGGCTTAGGAGCGGTTCGTAGCTTCCGAAGGTGAACAGCGGTTCAAGCGATTGCTTCACCTCCCAGAGCTTCATCCGGTCGCGGTCGTATTCGGGCTGGTTGGCGATGGTGGCGCCGATCGCGGCATTGCGCGGGAGCATCCGATGGCCGCGTGCAGGGTCGGTCATCTTCATGACATTGCCGATCCGCTTCGTCAGCAAAAGCCAAATGAGGTTCGGCGTTGCTTCGATCAGGCTCATCAGATCGTAGCGCCACATCTCGTCGACTTCGTTGTCGAACACGTCGGCCAACGATGCGCAGAAGACATAAGGGCGGGTTCCGGCTTCCTTGGCAGCCTTGTCCCAAGCGATCGGCTTGCGCCAGTTGGTTTTGCCCGTGCGCTGCCGATCTTCCCCAGCGCCCCACTGAACGCGGTGGTATCGGTTCGCCATCAGGTTTTCGGCGTAGCAACCGTCGCAGGCCGGAGAGACCTTCGTGCATCCAATCCACGGATTGAAGGTGTGATCGGTCCATTCGATCTTGCTGTTCTCAGCCATTATGCTGCGCTCCCTGCCTGGCGTTGCGTGGTGCCGCGCTCGACGCCGATCAGATCTTCGAGGAAGTCGAGGACGGCAGTTTTGCTTTCCTGAAAATTCTGCTTGCCCATGGCCTTCATGGACTGGCTCTTGGCGACGTACCGGGTGACGGTCGCCTCCTTCACGTCGACGACAGAGAAGGCGTCGATCGGACGGATGAAGGCGGCGAGGCGCATCGCCTCCGCCTTCGAGCTGCAAACGATCGTATGAGCATCGCAGTAGCCGGTCCGGATCAGCGCATAGGCGCGCAGGTGCTCGGCGGATTCGGCGAAGGGCAGGCCGGAATACTGCTCCGGCAAATTGCGCCAGGCATCGTTCACGGCAGCGAAATAATGCCGATGAGAATTCATGCTCCGGTCGTTGTGCTCGGCGAGCGTATAGAACTCGCCGACCACGAAACGTTTGTCGCACTCGCGGGCCCAGTGCCGGTTTGCCGGCTGGAAGGCCTCGCCGTTCCACTGCAAGAGGACCGGGCCGCTCATGTCAGCCCGCCATCATCGGATGATTGCGGAGTTCGGCGTCGGAAGGGCCCATCGCCTGACGGCTCGGCTTGCGAGCGATTGCCGCCTCGATTTCCTTCTTGAGTGCCAGCGCGTCGCCCGGCTGCAGAGCCCAGAAGCGTTTCAGCGGCTCGCGGTTCGCGTCCCGCCACTTCGCGACGGTCTCCGGCGTGGATTCGTTGATGAACCGCATCACCTCGTCGGCGAACTTCCCGACCGGTACATTCTCGAGCGCCCAGTTGTCGCCCCAGGTGACCGTGATGGAGTTGTCGGCGCCGATCACTCGCATGCGGTGATCCTCGCGTTCCTTCTCGACGACTTCGGAGGCGGTGAGATCGAGAACCTTGGCGCGGTCCATTTCGGCTTCGTCATAGAGCCCGGTGAACTGCTCGGGCCAGCCGGCGCGCAATGCCTGCATCTCGGCGCACTTTGCGATCATGAGGCGCGGCATGCGAGCCCAGTTGCCGCTGTCGTCGAGCGTCTGCTTGCCGGTCTTGAAACTCTTGCCGTTGTCGTTCTTCGCCCACTCGTCCTTGATTGGTGCGAACTCATCCCAGAACGACTGGCCGGCGACCTCGTACCACTCGCTCGACTTCGGATCCTGTTTCCAGAGGAAGATGGTCGCGGAGACGATGCCGTGAGGGTTCAGTGGACCTTTCAGCGACGGGTCAAACTCGTAAGTCGCGGGCTTGCTCGCCGGCCTGTAATCGCCGCAGCGCTGCGCGATGACGCGCTGGCCGTCGCGGCTGATGATGATGGTCATGTTGCGCTTCTCGGCGTTGTTCTTCGAGAAGACCATCGGGATGATCTGTTTCAAGAACGGGTCGAGGCGCTTGGCCTTCGCCACTTCCATGTACAGGTTGAATTCCTCGTCATTGCAGTCCTTGGCAATCGTCTGTTTTACCAAAGCGATCTGCTTGGACGTCAGGTCGAATGTGGTGATAGCGTTCATGGTCACTTCCTCCGGACCGTGAGAGAGAACGAGCCGTTGTCGAGGGTGGCGCCGGGGATGGCGGCTTTCGCTTCGCGCAGGTCGGCGGTGAGGGCTTTCTTGTCGAGCTTCGGGGCGGGGCGTGGCTGCTCAACCCAGTACTTCGCGGGAATGTCGGCCTCGTCGGTGACGATCAGGGCGGCCGCGCGTTTCGTGAGCGACAGCGTTGCCGTCGGCAACTTCATCGAAAGCTGATCGGTGGCGAGCATCGCCTGTTCGATCAGGGCGCGGATGCGCTCGGCCCGCTTCTCGGTTGCCTTCCGGCGCGCTTCGAACTCGGCTTCCTTTGCCTTCAGACCGGTCACGAGGACATCACACTCGTCGAGTTCCGCGATAGCCTCCTCGACCGCCTCCATGAGGTTGGTTTCGCCCTCGATGGTGTCGGCGACGAGCTCGGCGTCGTCATCGGCGCCCTGGTTGCGGAGATCGACGAGGAGGGCCTTTGCCGCCTCGGTCTGCCGACGCATGCTGTGTTCGATTGCGGGAGCGGTCACTAGACGTTCCTTTCAGCGACGATTGCCTTGTAAACCTGTTCCGTCTTCCAGAAGCCGACGGCGAGCACGCCGAGGACGGTCGCAAGGAAGATCAGGCACATGGCGGTTGCGGTGGTGGCGCGGTTCAGATTGGCGACCGCGTCCAGATCGATGTTGCGGGCTGGCGGGAGGTCGCAATGACCGCACTCGCAGTAGCGCTGCGCCGGGTCGCAGGCGTAGGCGACGGGCCGGTTCATTCCGCGTCCTCCCGTCTGGCCGACTTCATCGCGGCTGCGGCGGCGTCAATCGCGGCGTTCGCGCACGACGGGCACAAGTCGGTGAAGTCGAGGCGGCCTTTCATGCCGTAGCTGTCGATGGACCGGCCGCCTTCGATCTTGAGCGAACCCCATTTGCCCGGCTTGTGAAATGATCGGCTCGGGCCTGTTCCACGCTGCTCTTTCTCGACGGTCAAACCGCAGTTGTCGCAGCGGATCTTCGGGATGATATCGACGTCTGCCATGGTCGCCCTCAATCCGTGTACGCGATGTAGGTGAACTTGCCGTCGCCAAAGCGCTCGAACCGGCCCCCGAAGGTGCCTTGCACGCGGGCGACGACCTCTTGGCGAGTGGTGCCTGGCGGGTAGACGCCTTCGACCTTCTGCGAGCTGCTGCTGTGCATGCTGATCGTGTAGTCGATCTTCGACGGGTCGAGGACGCGGCGGGCTTTTTCGACGTAGGGGATAGGCGCAAAACAGATCGCGCCTTCGGCCTGAACGACCAGATCGCGCTCAGCTTCCCAGCCGCACTCTTCGCAAAACTCGCGCGGAACCGTGCATTTTCCACATGGAGAGTTGATGTGACATGAGCAGCTTTCCTCGGTCGAATGCTGCTCGATAAGGCCCGTGCAGCCCTTGCGACCGCAGATGGCGCCAACTTCCCAGCCGACTTCCTCGCAGACGATACCAGCTCTCATAGCCCAGCCCTCATCTCGCGACGGTACTCGGCGGCGTCCTCTGCTGCTGCAGCGTCCTTGTCGGCTGCTTCCTGCAGAAGGTGAGCCTTGAAGCCGTCGCTTTCGGAGATCGCATCCTCGAGCCATCCGGGAAGGGAGGCCTCGAACCCGCTGCGGGTGGACCGGATGTTCTCGATCTCGACAGAGCGCGGTTCTTCCGGCTGCGTGAGCGTTGCGGCGCGGTACCGGCTCACGCTGTAGGTGACCTCGAGATCGAGCTCGATATCGAGGCCCGCTACCGAGATCAGCAGCGGAGTTTTGGTGTGATACTTCGTGCTCATCGAGCAATCCCCTGCTGGGCGTGGTTCAGCGTGGAGTAGGGCTGGCGGTAGGCCGGCGCCTCGAATTCCTTCTCGCGGTTGATCGCGAAATAGACGTCATCGACGAGTTCGGAGGCAGGTACGGCCTCGCGCTGGAAGACGTCGCCATCGGCGCCCAGGTGCCAAGCAAGCGAAGCCAGGTCGGAATAGGTGCGCTGCAGGAACTCCTTGAGGGCGGCCTGCGCCGCAGCGTCGGACGGGTCGCAACGCATCGCGTGAGACAGACGGGCTGCATTGTCTTTGATGTTTTGGCAGGTGCCGTGGATGCTCATCGTCTCGCTCCTCATCTCCGGCTTGCTGCCGGTGTGTTGATGAAGCGAACGTATACGCAGAAAGCGTAAAACGCAACATAAATTTACGAAGCGCGCGTAAATCAACGAAAGTCAGTGCGTATAGATGGAAATGACGCGTTGTGAATGACATACGCGAAACGTGATCGCCGCTTTCCGGCGTCGGCCCTGCGCGATCCGCTTAAGCCCTAAGGGCAACACCGACTTGAAAACTGCAGCCGCACCACAGAAACGTACGGGTTATTTCCGGTGGATTGTCACACAACTGTCATACGGCTGATCGCCAGCGGGCGTTGCGCTGCTCTTGTGTGACGCTTTCATGAAGTTTCCCCGCAATCCTTGCGCCGCAATTACAGGTGTCGCCAAGCGCAACGGGCGGGTTAACGTGCGAAGCACTCTGATGCTGGGGGCGTAGAAATTCACGAGGGATTGAAATGCACGACTTGTCCTTTCCGGTGGTGGCGCCGGAGGAGGTTCTATCCGATAGATTTCGAGTTCATGCGGTGAACGGAGACGCGATGGAGCCGACGCTCCGCGGTGGACGCGATTACGCGCTCCTGGCGCCGGTCACTGCTTATCAAGGAGAGGGCATCTACCTCGTCGATGTCAGCGGCAGCCTCGACCTTTTTCGCGTCAGTAACACGTTCGACGGGGAAGGTGGATTGCTACTGTCGCAAGAGAAGCGGGGCGGTACGCACCGGCTCAGCCGGGAGCAGTTTCAAGCGCTGGTGGTCGGGATTGTCGTGGCGGATATACGGACGCGAGACGAGCGGTTCCTTAGGTCAATCGCGTAACATGCTTTTCCGCCGGCGTGTGTGAGGCTAGCGCATTTAACGCGTGCTGCAGCCGTTGGAGAACATCGGCCGGTGCAATATCGAAGCCGGTTGCGCGTACGCCACTCCAGTTTATTCCGACCCTCACGTTATCTTTCTGCAGGCCTTTCAGCCAACGATCCGCAAACACCTCCAACGGCAACTTATGCGGTGTAAAGCCGCCGTAGGCGGGTACCTGGTCAATGATGCGTCGTGCCCGGCTTTCCAGCGACCAGAACGGCATGACAGTTTCATCTGAGGAGTTTGTTGCGGTGGGAAATCCTGCTTCGTCGCGAATAGCCCAAACTGCTCCGCTCTGTGTTGCTTCGATGAAAAATGCATCGGCGTGCGCCGCGGTGATGGTCATAGTTGCAAACCATGGAAAGAGTGAGGGTGCGCGGGCTATTTCCTGGCGATGTGACCGCAGATCCTGCCAATGATCGTCAACCGGCCAAGCTCGACTGTGAAGGTTTCGAGGTTCGGGTTGTCCGATATAATCTTGACCTCGACGGGACTTGAAAACGGCACCCTCTGCAACCGCTTTATCTGCGGCTCCGCCGTGCCATCGCTGATCGCGTACACGGTGTCCGAGACCATGCTGTTCTGGGATAGATCGACAAGGACGCGGTCGCCTGGCGCATAGGTCGGATGCATCGAATCGCCGACGACTTCCATGACCAGCGTATGAGATGGCGAGGCTTTAGCTTCGCTTCGCAGATAGTCCTTCGGGATAAGCCATTCGGCGACGACGCGATGCCCGGAGATGTTGGCGTCGCCGACGGGAAGGTTGATCACCTCGCCGATAGCGCCTTCGCCTGCGCCTAGCTTCACATCAATTTCAGGTACGGCGCCGTCGATATGCGGGCGCCAATGCTCCCGCGTGAACCCGCCGTCAGGCTCCGCAGAATGCTCGCTCAAATCTGGATCGAAGGTGCTCACCAGGGAGCCGTTTGCCGGCCGCGTCAAAGCCCAAACTTCTTTCGCTTCGATAGGCGGGACGCCTTTGCCCGACACTACCTTGAGAAGCTTCGCCGCAATGTCGGGGCTGATGAATTCCTTTTTGTACTCATCAGCGTTCTCGTAGCGCTGGATGCTCGAGGCACCTTTGTAGCCCATCCCCTTTGCCAGCTCGTCCATGGACAAGCCCGCGCGCTCGCGCAGTTGGCGGAATTTCTCGGTCACAGAATCGACTGACTTTGTCATGCGCTTTCATACGTGAAATGCGTTTACGTTTTCTACGTTGACAGATTTACGCAAAGAACGTACAAGTGCGTAAATCGAACAGCGAGAAATCGACGTGACAACCAAAACCCCAGCAGAGCACATCATCAACGAACTTGGCGGCCTGACGAAGACAGCCCGGCTCCTTTCGACGGATGATCGCCGTGTTCCGGTTTCGACCGTCCAAGGTTGGAAGGACCGCGGGAAGATCCCCCAGGAATACTGGATACCGATCATCGATGCCGCCAAGTCTGTTGGCAAGGCGATCGATCTGTCGGAGTTCCTGGCTGTGCCGGAGCAGGCGGCATGATGACGTCACTCTTCCAAGCCCCTCAGATCTCGGCAGAACTGCCAAGCCATATTCTTCGGCATCCTGATCCGAACCGCGATCATCGCCTTGATCTGCCCGTCGCCGTTCTTGGACATGGCGCCGAACGAGATGCGGACGATGTCGTTCTCGTCGATTTCGAGCTCCGTGATCAGGTCGACGTAAAGGGCAGGTGCGCCCTCATCGAAGATGAAGACCGGCTCTTCCGGGGTTCCGAGCTTTCCGACACTGGGCATGCGGCCTCCTACGTGGCTGGGAGAGTTGATTGGCGCGCCCGTCGGGCTGCGATCGTCGAGTTCAACCGTATGGCGGAGGGCGGAAGATGAAGCGCGATGTTCTTCACGTCAGTTTGTTCGACCAGGTCAAACGCCTCGCCGACCGGATCACGCTTCACCAAACTTGCTCCGCTTGCCCTGAGCAATACGACGCAAAGCTCGACGGAGCGCAGGTTGGTTATCTCCGACTTCGCCATGGGTGGTTCCGCGTCGATTACCCGGAATGCGGCGAGAGGACGATCCTCGAAGGCTACCCGAAAGGCGACGGCATCTTTGACGATGACGAGCGAGACGAATGGCTGTCGAAAGCCAAGGTCGCCATCGCAAACGCAACCCTTGGAAATGTGGAGACAGCCTAGATGTCCGACGCACACGGCATTGCCCGAGACCAACTCCGCGCTTTCATTCAGCGCATCGAGCGCCTCGAAGAAGAGAAGAAGACCATCGCCGACGACATCAAGGATGTCTATGGCGAGGCAAAATCGATGGGCTTCGATGCCAAAATCCTGCGCAAGGTCATTTCGATCCGCAAGCAGGACGCCGACGAGCGCGCCGAGCAAGAGGCAATCCTCGACACCTATCTGCACGCTCTCGGCATGATCCAGCTCGACATTTTTGAAGAGCCCGAGACCAGCCCGAAGCTCGTCGCCACGGTCGCTACCGCCATGCAGACGCAAGCGGGCAGGGCGGCACTGCTCACCGCAGTAGACATCATGATCGAGCGCGAAGAGCGCTTTGACGCCGAGACCGGCGAGATCCTCGACGACATTGAAGCTTCGGCCGGCACGGCTCCTGCCGTTGAAACCTCGCTGGCAGCGCGCGGGGCCGAAGAAAGCGCTGTTTCCAATTCCGAGATCGCCCCTGCCTCGCAGGGCGGAACCGCATCCCCAAGCCCTGACGCTGAGTTGAGCAGCGCCGGCGCCAACGCAGGAGGAGGATATGTAGAAAGCAGCGCGGAGCGCGCAGGTAGTGGGAACCAAACCTCTGACACATACCCACTGGCCGGGCAGGTAGAACCCCGGAGTAACGTCGATAATTCCGATTGTGCGTCTGGCCCGGACGATAAACGGGCACCCCTTTTCGCGGCCAAGCCGCCATCTACTCGTCGCCCCCACTGCCTCGATCGGGCTGGCTGCGGTTCCTACACGGAAGAGCACTGCGCACGCTGCAAGGCGGCGATGCAGGAGCGCGAGCAAGCGGAGGAAGTCGCATGAGCGAGTACCTCCGACCATCCAAATCAGAAGACGCGGCAGCTCAAAGAAGCATTGAGGGCAGGGTGGATTTCCATCGCGCCCAGGTGAGCCGCTCCGCTCCGTCCAATCCAAGTTCAGATCAGAAGAGGGCTGCATGATGATGAATACCTTGCTTGTGTGTGGTGCTTCCATCGGCCTCGCCGCCATCGGCGCGAAGATCTTCAACACGGCCTGCGACAGGATCGGGCGGCTCGCTGCTGAGCGCGACCTGATCGCTGAAAACAAATTCCTGAAAATGACTGATGACGAACTGGCCGCCCTGATCCTGGCGGACGTTCGCGACGGTCGTCTCTGAAAACGAACTGGCCGGTTTCCTCCCCCGGCTAGCGCGGCTGGTCCTGGTCCTCCTCCCTCGGGACCAGCCGCAACACATGCACCCTGATCCGCTTGTTCGCCAAGTTCATCACCACGGCTCGAACAGCGTCACCCAGGGGAATAGGGGCCGGCGACGACGACGAGGTCACGTCGCCGGCAGTAGGGGCAGCTGCGGCGGAGCCCCTACGAAACGGAAAGACCTGGGAGGGACCGGCAGCCGTTGGCGCGGCGCCGTCCTCTCCATCGGAAGTAATGCCTGTGCGCATCCACTCTTCTCCTTCGACACGAGAAGAGATCGCACAGGAGGCGTCGGAAAAATGCGCAAAAACAATATGGAGAAATCCGAAATGTCTACGACAGTCGAGTTTTGCCAGTTCGCGCTGCGGGAAAGGATAGCCCCGCCGGCAATCGGCAGTGTCAAACAGCGCATCGTCTATGCAGCTCGTAAGACTGGCTGGTCGCAGTCGCGTACCCGGGACATTTGGTACGCCGACCCGCGTGTTTCCATCAAGGCAGACCAACTCATCCAGATCGAGGCCCTCTCCGGCCTCGCATATGCACGGCAGGAGGTGCGGAAGAATGACGACGCAATCGCAAGGGCCACGGCTCTCCTGGGTGGCGAGGATGCGCATCTCGTTCGCTCGATCATTGCTGCGGTTCGCTCGGCACTTGGCATACGCCATCGCGCCTGAATTGCGAGAGGAAGAGGGGGACCGCGATGTTCAGAACTGATCTTTTCCGCGAGACCAGCGCCGACGCTTTGATGGCATCCGCCTATGTCGGTGCGCCCCTTATCGTCGATAGCTTCGCCGGCGGCGGTGGAGCCTCGACCGGCATCGAGATGGCCCTCGGCCGCTCGCCTGACATTGCCATCAATCACAATCCGGAGGCACTGGCGCTGCACGCCGCCAACCACCCGGAGACTCATCACCTCTCCGAGAACGTTTACCGCGTCGATCCTCTCGACCACCTCAAAGGCAAGCACATCGGCCTCGCCTGGTTCTCGCCGGATTGTAAGCATTTCTCGAAGGCAAAGGGCGGCAAGCCGGTCGAACGCAACATCCGCGATCTGTGCTGGATCATTCCCGGCTGGATCGAGCGCATCCAAAAAAGCGGCGGGCGAGTCGATGTCGTCATCATGGAAAATGTCGAGGAGTTCAAAGATTACGGTCCGCTGGTCGCGACCGATCGCGGGCTGATGCCGGACCCTGAGCGCCGCGGCGAGAATTTCGAGAAATGGTGCAAGAAGCTGCGGCGGCTCGGCGGTAAGATCGAGTTTCGCGAGCTGCGCGCCTGCGACTATGGCGCTCCGACGATCCGCAGGCGGCTTTTCGTGATCATCCGATTCGACGGCAAGCCGATTGTCTGGCCTGAGCCAACACACGGTAAGCCCGAGGACCCGGATGTGATCTCCGGCAAGAAGCTGCCGTGGCGTACCGCAGCTGAATGCATCGATTGGTCGCTGCCTTGCCCGTCGGTCTTCGACACCAGCGAACAGATCTGGGAGAAGCACAAACTGCGCGCTGTTCGGCCGCTAGCCGAGGCGACGCTGGCGCGAGTGGCGCGTGGGATGAAGCGCTACGTGCTCGATGCGGAACGGCCGTTTCTCGTCCAGACGGGATACGGCGAGCGGGCAGGGCAGACGCCGCGCGCCATGAGCGTCGATTATCCGTTGGGCACGGCTGTAGCCGGCGGGGTGAAACATGCGGTTATCACGCCCATTCTGACGGCAGCACAGCATGGCGGTTCGGTGCGGCCGATCGACGATCCGGCACATACGGTGACCGCCAGCCGCAAGGACCAGAATTCCGTCATCGTGCCGACGCTGATGGGTTGTGGCGGCCGGGCAGGGCAAAGCCGTCCGCGTGCTGGCGACGAGCCGGCCGGCACGATCACGGCCAAGGCGGACGGCTGCGTTGCGGTCGCCTTCCTTGCGCAAAACAACTATCTTGAGCCTGGCCATGATGCGCGCGAACCGCTGTCGACTATTGTCGGCAGAGGCAGCACGCAGAGCCCAATAGTTGCTTTCATGGCTCAACACAATGGCGATCCGCGCAGCGATGGCAGCGAGGCCGCTCGGCCCGGGCGTGATGCTGGCGAACCATTAGCGACCATCACACAATCCGGAAGCCAGCAGAGCCTTGTCGCTGCTTTTGTCGCTCGCCAGTTCGGCACATCGACCGGTCACGCGGTCGACGTGCCTACGGCGACTGTTATGGCGGACGGCGGCGGCAAGTCGCAACTCGTCATGCCGTACCTGCAGGCCTATTACGGTACGGGGGATGGCCAGCACGAGACGGAGCCGATGCGCACCGTCACGACGAAGGACAGACACGGCCATGTCGAGGCGACTATCGGCGTCCCGCCCTTCACAGAGGCGCAGGCCGACCGCGCGCGCCAAGTCGCTGACTTCATGCGCGCGCACGGCTTCTGGGACGATCGCGAGTTCGTCAAAGTTGAGATCTCGGGCGAGACCTTCGTCATCGTCGATATCGGGATGCGGATGCTGACCCCGCGCGAACTCTTCAATGCGCAGGGGTTCCCGTCCAACTACGTCATCGATGGTGCTTGGGACTATCAAGCCGACGGCTCTGGTCCGGTCTGGCGCGAGTTCTCGAAGTCGGTCCAGGTCTCCTGTGTCGGCAACTCTGTCTCGCCGCCGGTCGCCTGTGCGCTGGTCTCGTCAAACTGCAGCCACCTCGCCGAATTTCGGGAGGCGGCAGAATGACCGAAGCTGAACTCCTCCGCGAAGAGATCGCCGAACTCGAAGCTCAGATCTTCCGCATCAAGGGCAGCATGAACCGGGCCGACAACGGCGTGAAGCTGCAGAAACTCGCGGTGATCACTCGACTGCGTGACCGGTGCAAGCAGTCTCTGGTTGCCCTCGAAAAGCACGGGGAGGCGGCATGACGGTTGAAACCCGCTCCATCCTCGATGGCCGTTGCACCATTTATGTCGGTGACTGCATCGAGGCCATGCGCCGCATGCCATCCGGTTCGGTCGACTGTGTCGTCACCAGCCCGCCGTACTGGGGTCTGCGGGATTATGGCGTCGAAGGGCAGATTGGCCTCGAGCGCACACTCGGCGAGCACCTGGACGTCATGGTCTGCGTCTTCCGCGAGATCCGGCGCATTCTCAAAGCGCACGGAACCGTCTGGGTCAACTATGGCGACTGCTATGCGGCGACCCCGAACGGGAAGAGCGCAGAGGCCTACAAGGCTGACGGCAGTGATGATCGAACCTTTCGGGACAAGCCGTTCTCCACGGTCGGACCGGTCTATGATCCGAAGCACTCGAAGGCGCGTGGGGCTTTCTCGTCTGGCGATCGCCAATCGCACTTCGAGAGCGGCGGTCGTGTAGTCGCTGGTGGGTTCATGAAGCCCAAGGATCTCTGCATGATCCCGAACCGTCTTGCGATCGCTCTGCAGGATGACGGTTGGTGGGTCCGTTCCGAGATCATCTGGAACAAGACGAACCCAAAGCCCGAATCCGTCGACGACCGACCCGCCGCCGTGCATGAGAAGGTCTGGCTCCTTACTAAGAGCGAGAAGTACTTCTTTGACCCGGAGGCGCTGAAAGAGCCGACGACAGGCAATGCGCACGCTCGCCGGAAGGATGGCCAGTACAAGCCCGCCAAGGGCAGTACTCCAGGCCAGAACCGCGCTGGCACTTGGGTCGAAACCTATACCACCCCCGACATGCGGAATGGCCGCAACGTCTGGACCTTCAACATTGAGGGCTGCCGCGAAGCGCACTTCGCCACGTTCCCGCGCGAATTGGCGCGGCGGTGCCTCTCTGCCGGATCTCCCAAGACCGTTTGCGGTTGCTGCGGTGCGGCCAGCGGCTGCGGCCCCATCTGCGAGACCTTCGACCGAACCTCTGGTCTGGTCTTCGACCCGTTTGGAGGTTCCGGCACGGTCGGCCTCGTCGCCGAGCAGCTCGGCCTACGCAGCATCCTGATCGAACTCAATCGCGAATATGCCGACATCGCCGTCCGGCGCATCGAGGGCGCTCAGAAACCGAAGGACGAGGCTGCATGACAAGCTTACTTGCTCATTCTCTGCGGAACCTCCTCGCCAGGCACCTCGTCCGGGCCTACGTCGGGCTCTGGCTCTTCGATCGGTGGCTCCGGCAGATCTGGCGGCACATCCGGCGGCATGTCTGGCGGGAATTCAGGGTCATTGGGTCTCGGGATCGGCTTGGTAGGCATTCAGACCTCCTCTTTGATCGCGCAACCGATGCTGAGCTGTGTTTGTTCCACGAGCTGGGAGGTGTGGCATGACCTTCCTGGAAGCCTACGCCAAGTTTGGACCCGACACGATGGCGATCGCCAAAGTTTTGGACATCAAGGAGCACGATGCCGACCGTCTCATCAATGCGCGATTGAACTGCAGCTACCCAGAGCGCCTTCACGCGCGCCGGGTCAAGAAGATCGCCTACGCCGGCAAAGAACCTTTCATGTCGGAGTGGGCGAGATGAGCATGCCACGCCACAAAGCCAAGCGTGATGCAGCCGAGCCGGAGATCGTCTCTGCCCTTGAGCAGTGCGGTTTCTCCGTCGTCCGCATGGACACGCCGGTTGACCTGCTAGTCGGTTTCCGTGGCCGCTGCTGGCTTGTGGAACGCAAGTCCGGATCGAAGGGCTACGGCAAAGACCTCAACAAGAACCAGAAGGATTTCGACGAGGAGTGGCGCGGCCCCCGGATCGTGATCCTACGTAGTGCACAGGATGCCATCGACTGGGCTGTCTCTGTCGCCAGAATGACGGGGAGGGCCGCATGAGAGGCCAGGCAACGCTGTTCGAAGGCTCCAACCGCCTGGTCTATGACGACGCGATCGAGCTCACACTCCAATCGATGCAGGCTTACGGGCCGGCCCATGACCATTGGGGTATCGCGTGGTCTGGCGGCAAGGATAGCACCGCCACCCTAACGCTGGTCGTCCACTTGATCGATACCGGCCGGCTGCAGCCTCCGAAGTCGCTCACCGTGTTCTATGCGGACACCCGGCAAGAGCTCCTGCCGCTTGCGATTTCTGCCGAGCGCATCATGCAGCAGATGGCAGAACGCGGAATTCGCTGTGAGGTCGTGCGCGCGCCGCTGGACAAGCGCTTCCTCGTTTACATCCTCGGCCGGGGTGTCCCGCCGCCGAACAACAACACCCTTCGCTGGTGCACTCGCCAGATCAAGGTCGATCCGATGACGCAGGCTCTTGCCGATCGGATCGACGAGCTCGACGGCAACATCCTGATGATCACCGGTGTGCGCCAAGGCGAGAGCGCAATCCGTGACGGTCGCATCGCAATGTCATGCGGCAAGGATGGAGCTGAATGCGGGCAGGGTTGGTATCAGCAGGTCCTGCCACAGGCCAAGGGCATTCGAGGCCGGATTGCGACGCTGGCGCCGCTGCTTCACTGGCGCGTCTGCAACGTTTGGGACTGGCTCAAGATCTACGCTCCGCTTCCTGAGTATGGAGGCTGGGAAACCGCTACCGTCGCCGACGCCTATGGCGGCGACGAGGCCGAGGAGCTCAACGCCAGAACGGGCTGCACCGGCTGCCCACTTACGGAGAACGACAAGGCTCTCGACACCGTCATTGCCGCTCCCAAGTGGTCATATCTGGCGCCCTTGAAGGGCCTGAAGCCGATCTACAGAGAGCTTCGGAAGCCGCATAATCGATTGCGCAAGCCGGGCATCGAGGTCCTGAAGAGTGGTCGCGTCGCTGCCAACCCGCAGCGCATGGGCCCGCTGACGTTCAGCGCGAGGCTCTGGGCCCTCGGCGAGATCCTGAGCATCCAGGATCAAGTGAACTCGGCAGCCCGAGCGCTCGGCCGTCCGGAGATCGACATCCTCAACGATGAAGAGGAGGCGCGCATCCGCGAACTGATCGCGGCCGAGACCTGGCCGCAGGGCTGGGATGGGGACGAGCCGACTGCGGATACGCCGATCGACACTGTTTACGCAGACGGCTCTGTGCAGCCGCTCTTCATTTGAGGGCGCCATGAGCAAGATGCCTTGGATTAGGTTCTTCCCTTCAGATTGGCTCGCCGGCACGCGCGGCATGAGTGCAGTCGAGACGGGCGTGTACATCACGCTCATAGCCACAATGTATGAAAGGGGAGAACCCATCCCGGAGGATCACGCGCGTCTGGCGCGGCTTTGTGGTGCGTCCAACTCGTCATTTGCCAAGGCGATCGACACCCTCGTCGACGAAGGAAAAATCACCCGTGTTAACGGTGGCCTTTGGAATGATCGCGTCGAAAAAGAGCAAGTCTACCTCTCGGAAAAGTCGGAGGTAGGATTACGAGCAGCGCGCGCCCGGTGGAGCAAAAAAGATAATGAAAACAGCGCCTGTAATGATGCGAACGCATTGCCCGCGCATAGCGAGCGCTATGCTAACCAGAAGCCAGAAGCCAGAATAGTAAAAGAAGAACCTACCGGTTCTTCCAAAAAACGGGGCTCTCGCCTTTCGGTCGATTGGGAACCGGACATCGCCTTCGCCGTGTCGGTCGGCCTTTCCCGAGCCCAAGCCCTGATCGAAGCACAGAAGTTCCGCGAGTGGTGGCCAGCCCAGCCTGGGCAGAAGGGCGTCAAGCTCGATTGGCACCTGACATGGAAGACGTGGTGCCGCAAGGCCGCCGAGCGGCTGCCGCGGCAACAGGCCCAGGGACCGCCACGCCCTCAAAGCCCTTCCATGCAACGCCACCACGACATCCACGCAAGGCTGAAACGAGAACTCTACGGTGAACCAGATGAACAATTTGCCGGCCAAACTGTCGACCTTGCAGCAGGAGATTTCCGCTCTCACTGAGCAGCTTGCCCCGGCCGGCGCCGACGAAATCGGCCAGTGCATCGAAGGCCTCATGAGCGGCGGCATGCGGATCTCCGAAACGATCACTGCTGCAAACCCGGTCGAGGAATACCGCCTTTCCCTCCGCAACGTGCCGGTCTACGGGCTGCGCCGCGCCTACGTGAAGCTGAAGCGCGGCGAATACGACAACATCAACAAGGCTTTCATCCCCCTGCCGGCGGAGCTTGCGGCGATGGCCAATGCCGAATGCCGGCTCATCCGCGAGGACCGCATTCGCAAGCAGGAAACGCTTAGGGCGATCGAGGACTCCGTCAGCCGGACACTGCCCAGCTCACATGGGCTCATGGATCTGCGTGTTACCCATCGTGAGCGTGCAATCGAGTTGGCGGAGAAGGGCTTTGTCAGGGTTGCCGAAGGTGTCGACCATTTGGAATTCGCCCAGCTCGCCAAATCGCGGGAATTGCCGCCGGGCTCCGTCCACCTGTGGGCAATCGACGAGGTCTGGTCGCCGATCGCCGTCCGGGTCAACCGCAGCAGGATCCAGACAAAGCTGAACGTCAAGCCGCCGCCGGTATCGCCGGAGCGCGCTGACGAGCTGGCCCGCATGCTGGCGCTTCCCGATGCCAGCCAGGTCACCGCCGAGCAGATGGCATATCGCGGCAAGGTGAAGGCCGACATCGAAGCGGCCGAGCCTGTCGAAGAGGAGCGCGCGGCATGACCATCCAGCATCGCACCGTAGACATCGAGGCTGCTGCGAAGCTCTGGAAGGATGATCTCTCCGCCTCCCAGATCGCCAAGCGCTTTGGCGTCAGCCGAAACGTCATTGTCGGGCTGGCCTTCCGCAACCGCAGTCTGTTTCCGTGGCGCGGCGATGCCGGGAAGAAGACCCGCGCACCAGGCCCAGCGAAGACCGCGCGCCCTCGCAAGCAGACGCCGGAACTGAAGCGGGAACCGGAGATACCGGCGACCGCCTACGACGCCGAGCGGCTTCAATCCGCAAAGCTCCTCCACCACCTCACGGCCGGCGAATGCTGCTGGCCCCTGAACACCGGCGGCCCGTACCTGTTCTGTGCGGCGGAAACGACGGGCAGCTACTGCCGAAACCACCATTCTCGGTCATTGCCGAAAAAGAACGAGGGAAAAGCATGATGAAATCACCTTGGTACGCAATCAGGACGGCCCCGGGCTATCAGCGCATGGCGGCCGTCGACGAGCGCCTACCGGAGAGCCGGCGCATGGAATCCATCATCGAGCGGAACTGCCGCAAGGACGGCTTCGACATCTTCATGCCGTCATTCTACACCGAGTTGAGGCATCACCGGACGAAACAGATCCTCCAGAAGCGTTTCCCGTTCCTGGTCGGCTACGCCTTCGTGAACCTGCCGAGGCTGAACTTCGAGGAGCTCCGCCGCGTCGACGGGGTTGTGTGCTTTCTCCGCGGCGCCAACTATGGACCGCTCGAGTTTCCCGACGCAACGATCGAGGCTCTCTATTTCGCCGAGCACGAGCGGCGGCAGGCCTTCCTCTACGAGCAGCACTGCCGGAAGGAGAACGAGCGGCACGAGCAAATCCAGCACCTGCGCGGCCAGCTCCGCAAGATCCTGCCGAAGGGTCGGAAAGCGCGAGTCTCCATGGTCGACCAAGCGGAGAGGGCTATAGATTCTCTAAGCCCGCAGATCAAAGAGCGCGTGCAGAAAATTATCAGTGAATTGAACGCGCTCACCGGTGATGTGGATGTTGAAAATCTCCGGCAAGCCGTATAGATTTCCTGCAGTGATTTGCGGTTGTTCAGTTGCGGACCTCAAGAAGGGAATACTCGCCGGACCGCTGCCGAAAGTTCACACTCGGCGCATTGGAGAAATGTGCCCAGAATTCTGACACGAGCGGCTGCGGACAGTCATTCTGCTTCGGGGCGGGTATCCTGACGCTTGGGACGAACTCGCCCCAGCTCGTCGAGTTCCATTACCCGTCTACCCGGTGAGCCGAGATATTCGTCCACCGAGCGGCGACCACTTTGATCTTGGACCGTGACTATAAAACGGGGGCCGTGCGAATCTAGCGAGTAACGCGCTTTTAGTTCGCGGAAGGCCGCAGCTTTAATTCCGTGACGCCCGCAGAGCCCGTCCAAGGCTCGTGCATACAGTGAGATCGCTTTGGCTAACGAGTCCGAAGGCTGAGCGCCTGTAGAGGTGCCAGCGATGAAATCAACCAAAATGAACCCCTCAGGACTTGCGGCAGCCTCTCGAAATACTTCCATCTCGTAGACGCCAATCAAGAATCCCATCCCGCTTGCGAAAGAGTCGGCGACGTTGTGGCCGATAGATGTCAACTCTCTGAACTTCATACTAACAGCTTATGCGCGAGGGACTGGTTTGCGAAGATCCGGAAGCAGCGCGTGAACATCTTTTCAGCAACGAGGGATAACGCAGGCAGGGCAACTGGTAAGCCGCGTGGCTCATAACCACGAAAGACCGGGTTCGATTCCCGGGCCTGCAACCAACTTTCTGCGCATCAGGTGCGGTGGGCGAATTCCCACCGGCCGGTGGCATTTAGTTTCAGTGCCAGCGCATCCCACGTCTGCGCCTCCGTGTTCTCGCACAGTTCTCGAAGGAAATTGTCGAGCGCAACGAGGTCAAACGAAGGCATGATTAGCACGCCTTGTGGAGAGCAGAGGGAGGTTGCGTGTTTCTTCAGGAAGCGGCGCGGTGAGCATACCTCTGCCGCAAAGGCGTCCGCTCCGCATCCGGATCCTGCATAGAAATCGATGCTGAACTCGAAATCTTCAGGGTCGTCCGGCTGCCAGCCTGCACCTTGCTTGTCGTGATCCAGAATTCGGTATCCGTGATAGCTGGCTTTCATGTCGCGCACCCGACTCAAGGATTAATGAAAAGGCATATCGCGCCGTCGACCCCACCTCAAGCTGGCGATATCGGGCCGCCAGACGGTCACAGATCGGGAAGAGGTGACATCTATCCGCCTGCGCTACGGCGCAGCTTCCCGAGAGGCCAGAAAAGAAAAGACCGGTCGCTGCGTTTGCAGAGACCGGTTTCTAGTTGGTGCTGAACAAGCTCGGAAGCCGAGCAGGTTCGCGTAGGCATGTAAGGGGTAAGTATTAAACCCAGGTAAACTCAGTTAGCCAGTGGCTGCGTGTTCATCTTGGTGGAAAGGGTAGTGAAGGTGTCGTCAATCTCCTGGCCAAGCAGGTTGGCGCCCGTGATCAAAGCAACAGAAATAAGGGCTGCAATAAGACCGTATTCAATTGCGGTTGCGCCCGACTCATCACGGGCCACCTTGGAAAAAAGCTTCTTCATGTTGTTTCTCCGGCGTTAAAAATGGCTTGTCCGAGTTTTCCCCTCAGATGACACTGGTTATACGCTGGGACCTTTTGAAGATTGGCTAATAGGATCAGTTAATTAGGAATAAATAATCATGGTCAAAGTGGACTGATCCAGCAGAACGCTGACCAAGAAGGGTGTCGAATGCGACTGGTCCAGAGGGTGTGCCGCGCATGACATTGATCAGGGTCCGCAGACGCCACGGGCGAGCTGCTGATATTCTCCTCACAGACCCTGTGTTTGCGGGGCGGGCAGGTAGACTTTTGATCCGCCGGGGGCCCCGCGGATTAAGGAGCCCTCGACCAATAAATAGCCCGATATACCGAGCATGAAGAGTAGTAGGATGATCACCGACAGCCCTGTTGAAGTGTGGTGATCAGGTTCTTGGAAGTCCTTCCGACGCACCATGCCCGGTACCGTTTTTGCACGAACACGAGCACACCGCCACGCGGGCTGGTTCCCGCGCGATGGCCTAGCTGGTCAACAAGGCTAGGAGCTCTACAGCGACTTGGGATTATACCACGCTCGCCGGCGCGCCGCGCGGGATCACAAGTAGTGCGGCAGGCGCCTGCCTCAACTTGTTCGGCATATGTTCGTAGTCATGGCGCCTGGTAACATCGGGCCCCGCCGCCGTAACAGGTAGCGAAGCTTTCGCTTTGAGGAGAGCGCCCATGCTGTCGCATGCGGTGTTTGGTCTTCCACGCGATTTCACGACGAGAGTTGCTCCCCTCACGTGGGAATGACCAGGACCTTATATTTCGGCCCATCATCTCCGTACATCACGGCACCGTCGATCAGAATGATATGCGGATCGCTCAGCCGCTCAAGCTCTGATGACTGATGCCGAAACTCGTAGTGACAAGTTGGACACTTCGGATTTGCTCCCGGCACAAATTTGCCGCCGCACTCGCAATCGGGAAGTGACGATGCAATGTTGCGCAAAACCTCCAGCCTTGCGCCGTTCCAGCTGAGGGCTTGGTCTTTCTCACGAAGAATTGCATTGCTACAATCAGAACAATAAAAATGCGGGCACATCTGGCTCATTCCAGATGATCTCCATGCTGGTATTTCCACCGCGCAATTGGGGCACATAAGCTTTCCAACGCAGGCATACTCGACCGTTTTCATCTTAGATTTTCCATGGATCGTTATGGCCAAATGCCTTAGCATAGCCGCTCTCAGCTCTGAGGCAATAACAACCAAAGTGGACCGCATGCCCGTATTGGGCCCACTACGGGCTCGCGTTACGCCGCCGGATAATTCCGCGGTAGGAGTTTCTCTATCCGGCTCTGTTTGTGGCCTTTGACGAGGGCTGCGAGCGTGCTGGTCAAATAGGAGAAACTCCGGGGGAGAACACCGGTTACCATGCACTACCGCTTTGTGGAAGTGGAAGGCGAAGAAGACGACCTCGATCGTGTCGCCAACGAGTGGCGCGCCAAGGGCTACCAGCTATTCCAGGCCGTCTACAAGACCACCTACCGGTGGGTGCTGATCTTCGAGCGCGGTCCCGATCAGGACTGACAGCCGCGCATGCCTGAACACGGAGCCGGACCCATGGCCCGGTTCCCCGATGTCTCAACTTGTGCCCTCAGGAGAGGGTAGAGCTTGTGGCTTCAGCTGATTTGACGCGGGCATGGACGCGCGCACGATACCATTTTTCGAATGCCAGCATCTCCTCGGTGACGAGGTCGGGCGGAAGCTTCCTCATCGCTCGATAGACATACATCGAAGCATCATCGAGCCTGAATTCGAGTTCAGTCGGAAATCGCTCGGTTTTATGCTTCAACCAATCCCGTTCAAGGTTAGTGACCTGCACCCATGTCGGGCGCCCGAATTCCGCAATGGCTGCAGGGTCGTTTCTGAGCGCGGTCGACAACTCGATTGATGGATCGCCATCCAACATACCTTCCGCTGCGCCGGCCAGCGTGGTGGCGACGTCGTATAGCCCGCTCTCCAGCGATGTCACCGCGATCTGGACCTGGCGTGCTGCCGCCCTTTCTTTGGTCAAGGTGATCGGTTCGTCATGAGGCGCAAACGTCGTCATGGTGCGAGCTTCAACAAATTCTGAGGAAAGGCAAGTGGTGAGCGGATGCGTCCACAACCGCCATCGTTGATGTTCGAGGACATCAACTCGCCAACCTTCGTCCCGGCCGAAGACATGCCAGAATGGATGGAGGCGACATTCCTCGATCCAGCGTCGCCACTCTATAACCCAGAGCACGAGCACCTGGCGCACGCCGAGATCGGATTCCTCTGGACCGTCGTTGAGAACAACCGAAAGGGCCGCCGCATCATCGGCCATTGCGAAGAGGGAAAGCCTCAGGGTGCAATGGGCAAGTGGGCTCGCGCCCGAGCAGAGATGCAGATCAAGCAATGGTTCGGCTTCGTCCCGGATTTCATCATCACGCTCGATGCAGAATATTGCCGGGCATGTGGTGACGCCGAGTTCATGGCGCTGGTCGAGCACGAGCTCTATCACGCTGCCCAAGAGACGGATGCGTTCGGCGCGCCGAAGTTCAGCCGATCGACAGGGCGGCCGGTCTTCACCATCCGCGGACATGACGTAGAGGAGTTCGTCGGCGTCGTTCGTCGCTACGGGGCAGATGCTGCCGGCGTCCGTGCGATCGTAGATGCAGCCAACCGGCCGCCAGAGATAGCCAGGGCGCAAATCGCACATGCTTGCGGCACCTGTCAGCTCAGGGTCGCATAACTCTGATCACTCGCCGGCGCGAATGCGTTGCCGGTAGCGCTCTCGGTCCTCCTCGGTTGCTCCCGTGGAGAGCTCTTGGCCCGGTTCGAGCCGATGCGCGACAGGCTGCCATGGCCGCCCTGGGTTCTCTTGCTCCCAAAGCTTCTTGGCTCGCCGCTCTAGTTCGGGGTTCTGCACCGGCGCCTCCTGCATCCTCAACCTGATGGCCAAGAGCATACCTTGATGGAGCCTTTATACAGAGATGGCCAATCCGAAATATTCAGACGAGGTGAAAACCTACGTCGTGCAGGCGCTTGCTTGCTTCGACAGCCCGGCCGTTGTCGCAAAAGCAGTCAAGGCGGAGTTCGACGTCGTCATCAGCCCTCAGGCAGTGGAAGCATACGACCCGACAAAGCGGGCAGGTCGGAAGCTCTCACAGCGGTTCCGTCTGCTCTTCGAGGAGACCCGCAAGACCTTCCTCGAGGATACGGCGACCATCGCCATCAGCCACCGGGCGGTTCGGCTTCGCGCTCTGCAGCGCATGGCCGAGAAGGCAGAGACGCAGGGCAACATGGTGCTGGCGGCCAATCTGCTCGAGCAAGCCGCGAAGGAAGTAGGGGACAGTTACACGAACCGGCGGCAGATCTCCGGTCCTGATGGCGGTCCTGTAGAGGTGCGAACACTTGCAGACTTCTACAGCAACCCTCAACCCGGCACTTCGTAGCTTCTGGCTCACACCTGCCCGCAACCGGGTTCTTTATGGTGGGCGATCGAGCTCGAAGTCATGGGACGCGGCCGGCTTCGCCATCTTCCTGGCCACGCAATGCAGGATCCGCGTCCTGTGCGCCCGCCAGTTTCAGAACAAGATCGCGGAGTCGGTCTACACCCTTCTGAAGATCCAGATCGGTCGCTTCGGCCTCGATAGCGAGTTCATCATCACTGAGAACTCGATCCGGCATAAGCGCACCGGCTCGGAGTTCATGTTCTATGGCCTCTGGCGCCATATCGACGAAATCAAGTCCCTCGAAGGCATCGACATCTGCTGGATCGAGGAGGCGCACAACCTCACCCAGGAGCAATGGGATATCCTTGAGCCGACGCTGCGCAAGGAAGGGTCTCAGTTCTGGATCATCTTCAACCCGCGACTGACGACCGACTTCGTCTATCGCCGGTTTGTCACGAACACGCCGCCGGACACGATCAAGCGGCAGATCAACTACAATGAAAACCCGTTCCTCTCGTCGACCATCCTCAAGGTCATCGAGGCAAAGCGCAAAGAGGACGAAGAAGAGTATCGCCACATCTACCTGGGCGAGCCGCTCGAAGACGATGACGCGGTCATCATCAAGCGATCGTGGATCCGGGCGGCGATCGATGCTCACAAGAAGCTCGGCATTCAGCCGGTCGGCGGCAAGCGCGTCGGCTTCGACGTGGCAGATAGCGGCGAGGACAAGAACGCAGCGGTCGCTGCGCATGGTTTCCTTGCCACGCACGTCGACGAATGGAAGGCGCGCGAGGACGAGCTGCTCAAGTCGGCCGGTCGCGTTCATGCCCTAGCCCGAGAGCTTGGCGCCTCGATCGATTACGACAGCATCGGGGTAGGGGCATTCGCCGGTGCGCACTTCCAGGCGCTGAATGCAGAGTTCGCCACCCGGATTGACTACTTCAAGTTCAATGCCGGCGGCGCGGTCCTCAATCCCGAGCGCCGGATCGATCCGAACGACCCGCGGTCTCCGACGAACAAGGACTTCTATGCCAACCTCAAGGCGCAGACCTGGTGGAGCGTGTCGCGGCGGTTCCGCAACACCTTCAATGCGGTGGAAAGGGGAGAAGCCTTCGAAGCCGACGATCTCATCGCGATATCGAGCGAGTGCGATCACCTCGATCGGCTGATCGACGAACTCTCGACGCCGCGTAAGGACTACGACAATTCGGGCCGGTCGAAGGTTGAAAGCAAGAAGGATCTCGACAAGCGAGACATCCCGTCGCCGAATCTTGCCGACGCATTTGTAATGGCCTTCGCGCCGCGCACTGGCAGCTTCACGCTATCCAACATCTGAGGAAGCACGCTTCCGATTGCGAGAATCTGACCAATGGGTATCTTGGATTGAGCTAACAGAACGCGATCCGAGTGCCCTTCTATGAAAATCCGTCGAAACATCGTTGAAAGTCATCCTCCCGCTCAGAAGGGCGGGGAGGCGAGATCAACATACCTACATCCTTATGCTTGCTTTCACTGTCGCAAGAGCTTCAAGCGCGCGAGTAAATCTGCTGCCGTCTTACCCTGTCCCCAGTGCGGTCGCCCGAGCATCGGCCTCACACGCAAGTTCACGCCGCCAAAGCAGTCCGACAGCAAGCAATGGGCAAAGGTTGAAGCTCTGGTTCGGCATGGATTTTTGTTCTGGAGCATAGGCGAGCCTTATCCCGATACCCTGCAAGAAGTAGACGCCTTTGCCAGGAAGCACGCTGAATTTCTTCGCGAAGAACGGGAACGCGCGCCGGAAGCATACGCGGAAATTGACGCCGCTCTCGCTGCAGTTCCAGTTCGAACTGGATAGTCGGACGCCACAAGCTGCGCGCGGAAGCGCGATTTAGGAGCGGACATGGCCAACATCATCGCTTTCGTCCGCGACAGCCTAACGAATATGGTTGCGAGCCTGGGCACCAGCCGGGATAAGGCCTCTGCGAACGTCTATTCGATGCCGCTGCTCACCGACGAGGAACTGCTCAACGCTTACCGTGGCGCGTGGCTCCCCAGGAAGATCGTCGATATCCCTGCATTTGACAGCATCCGCGCCTGGCGCGATTGGCAGGCGAAGAAGCCGCAGATCGAAGCGATCGAGGCCGAAGAGGAGCGTCTGAACGTCATGGGCAAGCTGCTGGAGACCCGCATCAAGGCGCGGCTCTGGGGCGGCGCGGCTATGGTCATCGGTACCGGCGACCAGGACCTGACGCAGCCGCTCGACGTCGAGCGTATCGGGAAGGGCGGCCTGAAATACCTCACGGTCATGACGCGCCGCCACCTCACGGCCGGCGAGATCGATCGTGATCCGGCCTCGGAATGGTACGGTAAGCCGAAGGTCTATCAGTTGAACTCGGCCGATGGCGCTCAGGTCAAAATCCATCCGTCGCGTCTCGTCATCTTCAACGGCAGCCAACAGCCGGACGAAGACATCGTGACGACTACCTATGCCGGTTGGGGCGACAGCGTTCTCCTGTCGGTCGTCGATGCGATCAAGCAGGCGGACGGTACCGCGGCGAACATCGCCAGCCTCGTCTTCGAGGCCAAGGTCAACGTGATCCGCATTCCGGACTTCATGCAGAACCTCGGCAACGCAGAGTATCGCGCCAAGATCCTTGAGCGGTACACACTCGCGGCGACGGCAAAGGGCATCAACGGCGACCTCCTCCTCGACAAGGAAGAGGAGTACGAGCAGAAGACGGCGAACTTTGCTACGCTGCCCGACGTGCTGATGTCGTTCCTGCAGATCGTCTCGGGCGCGGCCGACATTCCCGCTACCCGGCTGCTCGGGCAGTCGCCGGCCGGCATGAATGCCACCGGCGAAAGCGACCTGCGGAACTATTACGACCGCCTGCAGGCGATGCAGACCGTCGAGATGACGCCGGCGATGGCACGGCTGGACGAGTGCATCATCCGGAGCGCGCTCGGCTCACGCGACCCGGACATCTATTATGAGTGGGCGCCGCTCTGGGGGATGTCGGAGAAGGAAAAGGCCGATGTCTTCAAGACAAAGGTCGATGCGGCCCGGCAGTTGGTCGGAAGCGGTAGCGGGCAGGAGATCATCCCGCGCGAGGCCGTTTCCGATGCTCTGGTCAACACGTTCATCGAGGACGGCTCGCTGCCTGGGCTCGATGCGGCGATTGAAGAATACGGCAAGCTGTCCGAGCAAGAGCCGGATGAAAGTGAAATGCGTGCGGCCGCCGCTTCGTCATCCGAGTCGCCGGAACCCGACGCGGTCCGGCGTTAAATCGGGGTCGATCTCGAGCTCGAAGCCGAAATTGTACCATGCGTCGTAAACGCTTTGCGCCGTTGGCGGAGGCTCCCAGTAGTGGTCAACAACCCAGAACGAGTAGCCGCCGTCAATTCCGGTCACCTTTATCCCGTGCCTCTTGGAGAGCCACTCTTCGAAGGCATCGCGCTCACCGGACCAAATGTATTTGATCGCCCAGCCATCGCTTCTCAGCTTCGCTGCGATTTCTTCAAATTCTAGCGTGTCGAAATTCATCGAGCTTCTCCGTGCCTCACTTCCTGCACGCAATCGCAGGTAGCACGCAGCAAGGATTGACCACAATGAAATTTACTGACCTTGCACCGATCGCGGGCTCGCGACGGACTGCCGACGGCTACCTTGTTGCGGACGTTCGCACGGCGCGCACCGGCATCCAGCTCTATGCCGGCCATGAGGTCGGCAAGCCGGAAATGGCAACCGTGAAGGTCTACCGTCCCGAGGACCAGGTCTTCGACAAGGCCAGCCTCGGCAGCTATGCGCATAAGCCGGTGACGAACGATCATCCGGACGAGGCCGTCACCGCCGACAACTGGAAGGCGCTTTCCGTTGGCCAGATAGGCGACGAGGTCGCTCGCGACGGTGAATTCGTCCGCATCCCGCTCATCGTCATGGATGGTGGCACCATCAGCGAAATCGAGGGCGGCAAGCGCGAGCTCTCCGCGGGCTATACCTGCGATCTCGCATGGGAGCCGGGCACCACGCCAGCGGGCGAAAAATACGACGCCATTCAGAAAGATATCCGGATCAACCACGTCGCCATCGTGCAGCGCGGCCGCGCCGGATCAGAAGCTCGCATCGGCGACGGTGTGAGGTCGTGGGGCGCTGCCCCTTTCACCAGTGATCAGAAACCGAAAGAGGACAAGATCATGACCCTGAAGACGGTTACCGTCGATGGCATCCCGGTTGAAGTAACCGACCAGGGTGCCACGGTGATCGGCACGCTCCAGCAGCGCATCGCCGACGCCAACACCAAGCTCGCCGATGCCGAGAAGTCGCATCAGACGGCTCTGGCCGCCAAGGATGCGGAGATGGCGAAGAAGGATGCCGAGATTGATGCTCTGAAGGGCAAGATCCTTTCCGACGCTGATCTCGACAAGCGCGTCCAGGCGCGTGCCGATCTCATCACCAAGGCGCATGCGATCGCCAAGGACGTGAAGACCGAAGGCCTTTCGGATTCGGCCATCCGCAGGGCTGTCGTCGTCGCCAAACTCGGCGATGCGGCGGTTGCCGACAAGTCGGAAGCCTACATCGACGCCCGCTTCGACATGCTCGTCGAGGATGCCAGCAAGAACGGCGCCGATCCCTTCCGCACCGTCGTGCAGCAGGGCCTTTCGCAGGTCAGCGACGCCGATAAGGGCGTGACCGACGCCTATTCCCAGATGGTCGCCGACATGAAGGCCGGCAAGACCTCTGCAGCGGCCAACTAAGGAGGCGCTTCAATGGCTACCTACCAGACCACTTATACAAACGCTCCTCCGAAGGGCCTGCATGGCCAGATAGCTTCCGAGGAGAAGTGCAACAAGATCAGCCGCACGGTCGAGAACCTCGGCGGTGTGCGCTTCGGCCAGCCGGTTCAGCGTGGGGCCGCTGACCACGGGGTTGTGCCCTTTGCGGCCGGTGGCGAATTCATCGGCATCGCCGTACTGAACCCTGCCGTGCCGGCAGATGTGCTCGTCCCCGACTCTTATCCCCGGTACTTCACCGGCGCATTCATGACGATGGGCACGATGTACGTCACTGCCGGCGGCGCCGTCGCGCAGGGCGATGCTGTTTTCTACAACACGCTGACCCATCGCTACGTCAACGCTGCGGGTGTGGATATCGTCGGCCCCATCCCCGATGCAGTTTTCGACACGTCCGGCGCGAATGGCGCAATCGTCGAGATCGCGCTTCGTCTGCGCGCTTCGGCCCCGGCAGCCTGATCAGGGAAAGGACCTGAGCAATGAACCAGATCATCCGTCAGGCCTTCGCTGATGCGCAGGCCGCATTCCCCTTCGTCATTGCGCAGGGGCGCAACATTGAGACCCGCATCTACCAGCGGCGTTACCCGACCTTCAACTACGGCGCACACGTGCCCGTCGTGACGGAAGGGAACGCATGGGCGATCGGCACGACCTTCTTCACCGTCGATACCGCAGGCGAGGCGAAGTTCCTCTCCGGCGCAGGTACCGACATGCCCTTCAACCAGGCCACGAAGGACATGGCCAGCCATGACTTCGCGATGATCGGCTCCGGCTGGGAGTGGAACCTCGAGGAGGTCAATCAGGCGGCCCTTTACGGGATCGACCTGAACGGCACCAAGGCCATGTCCGCTTCCGACAAGGTCGAGCGCCTGCTCAACTCGGTCGCCATGGTCGGCACTACCGAGAAGAACTGGACCGGCTTCGTCAACGACCCGCAGGTTTCGCGTGTCGACGTTGCCGCGGATGGCACGGGCTCTTCGACCTTCTGGTCGGCGAAGTCCAACGACCAGATCCTCCGGGACATCAACGACCTGATCTCCAGCGTTCGGGAGAACACGTCGGAAGTGGAGTGGGTCGACACGCTGCGGCTGCCGCCGGAAGCATTCCGTCTCATCGCGACCCGCCGTCTCGGCGAAGGTGACGGCCTCCTGACGCTCCTGGAATACATCCGCCGCAACAACGTCTACACGGCGGAAACCGGCCAGCAGCTCGACATCCAGCCGCTGCGCGAGCTGGCGAATGCCTCCCAGGACGGCGGCGGCCGCATGGTCGTGTATCGCCGGGATTCGGAAGTTCTCCGCTTCCACCTGCCGATGCCGCGCCGTGTCCTCCAGCCGCGCCAGAAGTCCATCATGGGCTTCGAGACCGGCATCATCGCCCGTACCGGCGGTACCGAATGGCGTCTGCCTGGTGCCGCTGCCTATGGCGACGAAATCACCGCACCGTAATCGGAGGATCAGTCATGAAGGTCACCAATAGCAGCCCCGCGCTGCAGGGCGTCCGCTCGAAAGGGCGGGCGGTCTACATCAACCCGGGCGAAACCCGCGACGTCAATCTCGAAGGCGTCGATCTCGACAAAGCAAAGCGCCTTCCGTTCCTCAAAATCGAAGGCGTTTCCAAGCCTGCGAGCAACCAGGACGGCGATGGTCCGAAGACGGCACTGGAAGTGCTCGAAATGGCGAAGGATCCGAACGTGCAGTTCATGTCGTTTAAGGCAGCAGCAGCCAAGCTGCTCGGCGACAAGACGCCTGCCAAGAAGGACGACATCATCGCCGCGCTCGAAGAGCTGGCAACGCAACCGTGACGTTAGGAGCCCGTTTCGGCGGGCTTCTATCCACAACTCTCCTCATCCCCATCGCAGGTAGCCGCGGGCCCGTGGGCGCACGGGTACTTCTCCGCCAACGCATTTCGAACAACGTTTTGGGCGTTGGAGTCGTCATACTCAGGGTGATTTCGGCCATACTCGACCACCACTTGAACCAGCGGTATGATTTCCACATCATTAGGAATGCATGCCACTGGCAGCCACCCCCCTGCCAGCGCGTCCTTGTGGAGGCCGAGAATGTCAGCCGTGGCCGCGATTGCGCCAGCGCACCGTCCCGCGTCATAGGCAGCTTTCTCTTTGTCCTTACTTGGCTCTGCGCCCACGTAGGCATCACAGGCTTCGAGAAGCATTTTTCCGTTGAAGAAATACCAGGAATAATCCTCAGGACCTGGATCAGCACTCGATGGTATCGATGAAAGTAGCACCGCGAACGCGGCCGCTCCTAGGATGACCTTTTCCCTAAACATTAGCGTGAAAACCTGCGGTGATTGATCTTCCCGCTGGTTACACGCTTGCCATCAAGACGACAACTGGAGACAGACATGGCTGGTTACGGCGATAATGACGGCTTCACGGCTTACGCGACCGCAGCCGGCTATGTCTTTCCCGATGGCACGACCGATGCCCAGAAGACCGCTGCACGTCAGCGCGGTTCTCTGGTGATCGATCGGTACGAGCCGAAATTCAGCGGCCGGCGCACAGGTGGCTACTCTCAGGAGCGCGCATGGCCTCGCACCGGCGCCACGACCTATTACGACGAGGCGATCCCTTCGAACGAAATCCCGGTCGCCATCGTCAACGCCTCCTATGAGGCGGCATTCCTCGAGCTGACGAACCCGGGAAGCCTTTCGCCAGTGGTGACCGGATCGCAAACGGTGAAGCGCGAGAAGATTGGACAGCTTGAAGTCGAGTATTCAACCTCTTCTTCAACGGATATCGACGATCTCGTCGCGCTCGCAACGCCTGTCGTGACCGCGATCGAAGGGCTGCTCTGGCCGTTTCTCGTGCCGGTCTGGCCGGGTGCTTTGGTGGTGTAGCTCCAGGCATCGGAACTTGATCAGAATACGCCCAGTGAACCGAGCAACGAGACCATTCCGGCGATCAAAATAACGAATTGAGCCCTCTGCTTCATCGTAGGGTCAATTGGAAGCTTCTGCACGAGATAAAGCACAACCCCGGCGAAGAGGATGGTCAGGAGGATGCTGATTGTGGCGGACATGTCCCCCAGATCCTTGAACAAAGAGCCTTGCGGCAATGAGGCGTAAATAAGGCTTAGCTCTCGAAAAGGAAGGGCGGAGGATGGCAAACCCGATCTATGCGCGCCTGCAGGCGACCGCGCAGCGCCTCATCGCCAAGTACGGCCAATCCGCTACTGTGAAGCGGATCACGCCTCCGGATCCTGTTTACGGCGGCGAGCCTGTCGTCACGTCTTATCCCGCCACGCTCGTCCCGATGGCATACGAGGCCCGCTACATCGACGGCACGGTCATCCAGACCGGCGACATGCAGATTTACATCTCGTCGGTCGGTCTCGCGATCGAGCCCACCGTTGGCGACGTCGTCACCGCCAACGGCGTCGATTACGCCATCATCAACGGCGACCCGAACAAATACGACGGCATCACGCCGGTCGTCTTCATCGTGCAGGCAAGGATGTCAGGATGAGTTTTAGTGGAACTTCTCGAGGACGATGAGGCGCTCACCATCAAGGCCAGTCCACTCGGACGCGTAATAGAAGAAGCAGTTGGGGTAGTCTTCCAAGTAAGGCCTTTGCGACACATGCAAGTTGGCTCGCGCAGACTTCCAGAATGCGAAGCAATCGTCCAGTGGTATGCGGCGGGCGGGTCGCCCAGGGTCAACTTCGATGAACGCAAGAGGCCCTCCGCGAAGCAAAGCGCGGATGTCCTCCTCCGTCAGGTCATCCCTGACGCACCGGCCTATCTCTCCGTCATGCTGCAGCTTTTCAAGCGAACGGTTCATGCAACGAGCCCATTGAATCCTTGAATGAGTAGCTTATCGCTTGGCGATGGTTGAATACAAACAAAACGCGACGGCGCATGAGCTGGTCGGGGAGTTCCGCCAGGCCGGAGCTGTCACCCGCCTTGGGTGACCAACGCTTTCTTCATCGAGGGAGAGGATCGCGGCTTAGTTCTCCTGGACCGATAGCCCGTCCTCGCCAATCTTGATCTCGACGCCTTGCGTCGTCTCCTCCTGGTAGACGTAGACACCCAGTCCAATAACGGCAACGGCAAGCACGGCGATCATGAGATAGAGCCCATTCCGGTTCATCGGATTCCTTTCCGCAGGCTGAGATCAGGTACTTAGAAGCAGTTCGGCGAAAGGCAACGGCATGACATTCGACGAACTGCTGTCCACCTATGAGCCGCGCCTTGCCGCGGCATTTCGAGAAGCGATCGAGGCGGTCAAGTCGGCCATCGTGCTTGCCCGCGTCGTCGAGCGTCTGGAGCGTGGAGACATCAACGGCGCGGTCGAGGCAATGCAGATAGAGCCGGAGGCCTTCTCCGCCCTCGAAATCGCGCTGCAGGAGGCCTTCAACGCCGGCGGCACCAACGCAGTCGGCGAGCTTCCGAAGGTCATGGACCCGCAGGGCAACCGCGTGATCTGGCGCTTCGGCGTCCGTAACCCCGTTGCCGAGGCGATCCTCCGCGATCTGTCCTCGACGATGGTCACGCACATCACCGATGACCAGCGGCAGGGCATCCGCCAGGCGCTGGAGCAGGGGCTTGCCAGAGGCGCCAACCCGAGATCGACGGCCCTTGACGTGGCCGGCCGGCAAAGCAGGGTGACTGGTCGCAGGGAAGGCGGCGTCATCGGTCTGACCCGGTACCAGATCGAGTTCATCGAGCGTGCCCGCGTTCATCTGGCGTCCGGCGACCCGGAACTGATGAACCGGTATTTCGAGCTCAAGACGCGCGACAAGCGTTTCGATCGGACCGTCATGGCCGCGGCAAGAGCGGGAAAGCCGGTCACCGGCGAGGCGCTGGCCAAGATCATCGGCCGGCTGCGCGATAAGAACCTGCTTCTACGCGGCGAAATGCTGGCGCGCACCGAAACCATGATTGCGCTCAGCTCCGCCCGCGACGAGGCGATGCGGCAGCAGATCGAGGCCGGCAAGGTCCGGGCGCAAGACGTCACGAAGGTATGGCGTTCCGCCGGCGACAGCCGTGTGCGGCACACCCATCGTGTCCTCAACGGCAAGGCCGTCGGCATGGATGAGGTATTTCAGAGCCCATCTGGCGCGCTTCTCCGCTTCCCGGGCGACCCGCGCGCGCCCATATCGGAGATTTCCGGCTGCCGATGCCGGCTCGAACACAAGGTGGATCACATCGGCGCGGTCGTGCGCCGGTACCGTGCTGAGGTCGTATGATGGCCAAGCTGTCGTTCAGCGCCACCGTGGCGGCCTTTGCCGAGAAGATCCCGGGCGCCGTCGAGGCCGTGTTTAAAGAAGCTGTCCATGATGTGACAGAGGAAATGCTCAAGCCGACGGGTGCCGGCGGCCGCATGCGCGTGGATACCGGCTTTTTACGTGCATCGGCTCTCGCCTCGACGACGGCGATGCCGACGATAAATCGGAGCTCCGGGCCGACCGACGGTGCGAGCTACGCCTTCGACTTCGGCCATATAGAAGCTGTCATTCTCGGCGCCGACGTCAACGACACCATCTATGTCGGCTTCACGGCCGGCTATGCTGTCTACCGGGAGTTCGGCGCCAATGGGCAGGCACCTGACGCATTCGTGCGCGGCGCGGCCCAGCAATGGCAGGGGATAGTCGATCGCAAGGCGGGAGAGCTCAAGCGTCGTCTTGGGCTTTGATCGCTTGGTTCTTGTCGTCGGCGCTGTCCTGCGCGGCAAGGTGGCCCATCTGCAGCAACGTTAGAGCCCGTCGCGCGGCGTTGAGTGCCGTGTCGCCTCGCACGGTCTCGCCTTCCTCGCGCCCAAGGGCGAGATAGGCGGCGTGCAGCCGCTCGTACACCTCATCGTCGGAAAGCTTATCGGCCATCACCGGGAAGGATTACACGAATGCCGACAGGTGTGGAAGCGAACATCTTCAAAGCGCTGATGGATCGGCTGCTCGCCCTAACCCTGACGCCCGCCCAAGCGATCGCCGCGCCGAATGTGGCGTTCCCACCGGCCGGACAGACCAAGCCGAAAGACTACCTCGAGGTGACCTTCCTTCCCAACCGGACCGCCACTCGAACCGTCGGGCCAGGCCGGCAGCAGCACCGCGGCATCATGCAGGTAACCGTCCACTATGGCAGCGGTACCGGCATCGTCGTGCCGCTCCAGCGCGCCGACCAGATCATCGCCCACTTCCCGAAAGACCTGATCCTCTACGAGAGCGGCGTGAGGGTGAAGGTCTACCGAAAGCCCTACGCAATCCCGCTTCCCCCGCAGAACGGATCGCTGATGGTGCCGGTCACCATCGAATACGAAAGCTTCAACGCCTGAACCAAGGAGAAGGCCAGTGACTATCACCACTGCAACTGGTGCGCGGTATTACATAGGCGGCACCACGGCAATTCCATATGCAAGCGGCGATGCCGCTGCGATCGCGGCATTCGAGGCCCTGACTTGGGTCGAGATCAAAGAGGTCGAGGATGGTGGCGAGGTCGGCGACGAATCTGCCGACGTGACCTTCCAGTCCCTTTCCGACAGCCGTGTCCGCCACTTGAAGGGTGCGCGTGACGCCGGCACGCTTGCCCTTGTCGTCGGCGATGACCCGCTCGATCCGGGCCAGATCGCGCTGCGCGCAGCCGAGCAGACGAAGTTCCAATACAATTTCAAGATCGAATACGAGGACGCCCCGGACCCGACGTACTCGAATAGCATCGATTACTTCCGCGGCCTCGTCATGTCCGCGCGCAAGCAGATCGGCGCTGGCGACAATGTGCTCCGCCGCACCTTCAACATCGGGATCAATACCGAGATCCTGACCGTCGAACCCGACAACACGCCGTAAGGAGCATTCATGTCCTTCGACCTTGCAAAGTTCGAAAAGGAACTCTCGTTCGATTTCGAGCAGGCATTCCCGCTCGAGATCCGTCATCCGATCACCGGTGACAAGACCGGCCTTGTGGTCGAGATCGTCTCCTACCGATCGGAGCGCGTGAAGCGCGTCCAGCGGCGCCTGGCGAACGCCGCCATCCGTGAAAACAAGAAGAACCCGAAGAAGGTCGGCACGGTCGAGGAGGTCGAGGAGCGGACGAACGAGATCGTCGCCGCTTCGATCGTATCCTGGAACATGACCCGCGACGGCGCGGCCGTAGAGTGCACGCCGGAGAACATCCTGCAGATCATCTCCGATCCTCGGTATTTCTTCATTGCCGAGCAGGTTGATAAGGCGGCCGACGAGGACGCGAATTTTACGAAGCGGTCGCAGAGGACCTGATCTCCTTTGCGGCTGCGCATTTCGCGACCCGGCGCAAGAATGACTTACCGCCGGAACCGCCGGTCTTCGGCGTCCATATCTGGGATTGGTTCGTCGAACTCCACAACAGCCGTCAGTCCGGCTTTTTGGCCAATCCCATCAGCTTCGGAGAGATAGAGGCGTTCTGCCGCCTCACCGGGGCCCTGATCGACCCTTGGGAACTGTCGGTGATCCGGCGCATGGATCAGGTCGTTCTCTCCATCATCAACAGGAACGGCAAACCTGACCCAGCACAGCGGCAGCCCACCGGATCCGACGTCGCAGAGGCGAAGCTCAGGATCCGCGGTGCTGCGAAGGGCCGTCGCGTCGTCAAGCGCAAGAGGGACTGAACATGGCGGAACTTGCCACCCTCGGGATTGAGGCGAAAACTACCGGCGTTGATCAGGCCACCAGCAAGCTCGACAAGCTCACCGGTGCGGCTAAGAGAGCGGAGTCCGCCGTTGAGGGTATCGGCCCATCGAGCAGCAAAGCAGGGCAGATGGCGGCGTCGGCCGCGAATGCCCATGCCACGGCGCTGAACGCAGAAGCTGCTGCGGCAAACAAGGCCGCAGGCGCGCTGCGGCTCCACAATCAGGCGGCAAACCAGAACGTCAGGGGCATGCAGGGAGCGGCCGGCCACGTTGGCAACCTCGCCGCTCAGTTCCAAGACATCGGTGTTTCCGCGGCCATGTCGATGAGCCCGATGCAGATTGCTCTGCAGCAGGGCACACAGATCAGTGCAGTGTTGGGTCCGATGGGCGCGGCCGGCGCGGTGAGGGCTCTCGGACAGGCGTTTTTGACCGTCATCTCGCCTGTGAGCCTGGTGACGATCGCGATCGTGGGCTTGGCCGCAGCCGGATTGCAAATGGTCGACTGGGGCAAGCTCGCGGCTTCTGCTCTCACCGGCTTGGCCGGTGTTCTGCAGACGATCGCACCATATGCCGTCGGCGCGGCAGCCGCTCTCGCGCTCCTTTACGCTCCCGCGATCATCGGCGGCATCGTCAGCGTGATTGCGCTCCTGGCCCGCCTGTCCGTGGCGGCCGTCGCCGCCGCAGCCTCGATGGCCGCCGCAAACCCGGCTGGCGCGCTCATTCTCGGGATCTCGGCCGCTGTTGTTGCGGCGAACATCTTTCGCGATGAGCTGGCGCAGATTTTCGGACGTGACATCGTCGCCGACGCCAAGAGCGCTGCCAACTTCATCATTGGTGCGTTCGTTGCCGCGTTCAACGATATCAAGATGGTTTGGGCGAACTTCCCGAACGTGATCGGCGCTGCCGCTGTTGGCGCGGCGAACATGGCGATCAGGGCGGTCAATGCAATCGTTGCGGCCAGCGTTTCCGGTCTCAATAGACTGATCGCCAGCGTGAAGACAGTGTTCAAGCTTGGCGGCGCTGTCGGCAGCGGGATGGACCCTAACGCTACTCCGGAACTAGGCAACACGATCGAAGCGCCGCAATTCGAAGAGATGCAAAATCCATATGCGGACGCGCTTGCTCCGGCACTGAGCGAATTGAGCGCGGCCAACCAGAAAGCGATTTCTGGAACGGATTATATCGGCGGGTTCGGAGAGGCCATTTCCCGTGGCGCCTCGGCCGCATCGGTTAAGCTGAAGGAACTGGCCAAGGACCTGACCACCGTCGATGAGAAGTCTGGCAAGAAAGGCCGGGCCGGCGGCGGCAAAACCGAGGCTGAGCAGTATTCCGACATCGTCGACGGTGCGAACCGGCGCATCGCTTCGCTGAAGGCGGAGCAAGAGGCGCTCGGCATGACCGAGCAGGCGGCGCTTGCCCTGAAATACGAAACCGATCTGCTCAATCAGGCGCAACAGAAGGGTATCGAGCTTACCGCGGCGCAGAAGACGGAACTGTCCGGCCTCGCCAATCAGATGGCCGCGACAGAGGTCGCCACGAAGAACGCGAAGGAAGCGCTAGACTTCGCCAAGGGTGCAACGAAGGGCTTTCTGTCCGACCTTCGGTCCGGTCTCGCCAACGGTGAGGGCTTGTGGACGTCGTTCGGCAAAGCCGCGATGGACGTTCTCGACAAGATAATCAACAAAGTCGAGGACGAGCTTGTAAACACGCTGTTTTCTTTGAACGGCGCTGGCACAGGAGGGGGAGGCGGTCTGTTAGGCTCCGTCCTCGGCGGCATCGGGAAGATCTTCGGCTTCGCTTCTGGTGGCTACACGGGAAAGGGTGCTGCGTCCGCGGTCGCGGGCGTGGTGCATGGTGGCGAGTACGTCTTCTCGAAACGAGCAACCGACAAGATTGGCGTCCGCAATCTCGATGCGATGCATCGCTCGGCAAAAGGCTACCAGTCGGGCGGCAACGTGACCCCCGTCATGCCGGCAGCCAACCAGAACGCCGGCGGCGTGATCATCGTGCGCACCGTTAGCGAGGTCCGCAACGGCAATCTGGTGCCCGTGATGACGGAAGTGGCTGGCGAGGTGTCGGGACAGCAGATCCGGGACGCCTCTCCGCAGATTGTGGCCACCTCCGTGAGTGAAGCGAATAAGAGGGTCGTGCCCACGATGGCTCAGTATCAGGTCTCTAAAAACGGCGGTGACTATCGCAATGGCTGAATTCGTTATGTGGCCAGGCGATGTCTTGCGGCCGGGTGAGATTCTGCCGAACCCGGTTCCGTTTACCAGGGGCGGCGGCCGCACGATCAACGGGAAAGAGCGTGCGCTCCGCACTGATAGGGGTTTCTGGCACATCGCGATGAACCAGATCGTGCTGTACGAGAAGCCGCAGCGCCGGGCTTGGAATGCAATCAGGACTGCACTCGGAGGTCGTGCAGGGCTTCTCGTGATCCCAGTATGGAGCAAGGACACTGCGCCTTACGGTTCCGGCTCAATTGAGGATGACCTGCTTACGACACACTCCGACGGGACACCGTTCTCGGACGGAACCCGATACTCGCAGGGCTCTATATCGGTCCGCTGCGCGGCCGGAGTGGGGATCGGGGCGACGACGGTAAAACTCAATATCCTTTCGGCCGAGGATGATCTCGCGGGTGTACGCTTCAGCTACAACCACGCACTCTACGAGACTGGTCCGGCGATTGATATCGCCGGATCGACTTGGACGGTGCCAATCTTCCCAGCTGTGCGTGCGCCAATCCCGTCCGGAGCCGATCTCGAGTTCAATAATCCCACCTGCCTTGTGCATCTGGAAGATGACAGGGGCATGGACGTCGCTTTGAACGCGACAGGCATTACCGAGCACAGCGTCGCCTTCGTCGAGGCGACTGACTATTGGTCTGATCTTGCAGCGGGGCTTATCACGTGATCGCAGAAGTCAAAATCCTCTGCCGGATGGAATTTCCGAGCACGACTGTCCGCTTTTGGGATGGCTCGGGCCCGTTCCTCGACGCCGATGGATTTCTGTGGCGTGAGGCAAACCTGGTTAATGGGGGCCTCGACGCGATCGAGATGGCGATCAACGGGGAGGCCTTCACGCTGACGCTCGGGATCTCGGGGTTGGACCGGCTCTCGGCCGATCTCGCCTGGGAAGACTATCAGAACGGCGAGATCATCGGCGCCAAAGTGCAGATCATGACGCTCGACTGCGATCGGTGGGGGCAAGCACTCGGAGTGCCCGATATTCGATTCACCGGGAAAATAGATGACATCACGTTCGAGACGGTGACCGACAGTAGCCAGACCACCACATCGATCCGCGTAGACATCGTCAACAGGTTCACTCTGCGGACGTTGACGAACGGGGCCGTCTATTCCGACATCGACCAGAAAGCGCGCTCGGCAATCCTCAACCCGACCGCACCGCCGGATCGTTTATGCGAGCGTATTCCGTTGATGATCGACAAGACGATCGGTTGGCCGAACTGGCGATGACGATGGATAGGACGTTGGCAGAGTTCCTGCGGGCATATGGCGAGAAGCCGTGGCGGCCCGGGCAGGTCGATTGCTGCCTCTTTCTCGCCGCCTGGGCGGTCTGGCTCGGTTATCCGGATCCTGCGGCGCATCTGCGGGGCGCCTACGACAGCGAGGAAGGATTTCGGGCGATCATCGAGCAGACGGGCAGTGTGACAGTGCTGGTCGGCTCCTGCGCTTCGCTCATCCGTGGCAGGCGTCTGAAGCGACCAACCTGCGGGGCTATCGGTGTCATCGGCAGCGCCACGAAGATTCATCGCCAGTTCGGCGCGATCCATGATGGGGAGCGCTGGCAGGTGCGGTTCAAGAACGGGATTGGGCCGATGACGGCCCAGCCCCTGGGGATATGGACGATCTAGAAAACCGCGACGCGTTAGGCGTTCCGCTTGAATTCTGCAGCAACGCCAAGCAGGCGCACAGCTTCATCGACTGCGAGATCTTCCAAGCTTTCGAAATCAAGCTTCTCGCTCCCCGGTGGAAGCTGTACGTGCACGTGAATATTGTCGCCATGTTCATGGTGACCCTCACGAACGACGTTCAAGCCAACATGGGCGAACAAATAGTCCGTCCGTCCGTCCTTGTAGAAGGGTTTGATGCTCTCGATCGAGTAAGAGAATTCTGGCTTTGGCATTAACAGCGCTTTCATCTGTTGGTTGATGGGAGCTGCCGACGGGCCGTTGCCCAATCGGCTCCCGCCGGTTAGGAGGTCGGGCACTCGTAGTGGAATTCATATTGCGGTTCTGCAAGCAGGTAGCCCTTGGTGATCTTGCAGTTCGGCCGTCCCGTTTGTGCCAAGTATTGCTGCGCGGCCGCTTCGTGCCGTTGCTCAGGTGTCATGACATTTGCCAAGCCAAGAGTTGCGCCTCGCGCAGCGCCCATTGCGGCGGCGGCGGCAATGCTCGGTGTCGTCATGATGGATCGCTCCTCTGGTTTCTCAAAAACCCGATAAGTGTCGTCCGCCATCTTAACCGGCGTGACCGTTGACGGGTACGAGGTCATTCGCGAAATAGCCTGTGGCGAAGCGCAGCCAGCCAGTGCCACGGACAGAAAAACTGCAACCCATTGATGTTTTGTCATCCCAAATCTCCCCTCAGGCGTGAGGAAGATAGGGGCTGTCTTTGCACGTGTAAATGAGGCTCCAAACACATGCCGGCAGTTATCAACTTGGCCGCGCTTATCGTCTCGTCATTGGCGACGACGGTAGCCGGCGCAAACCTGCTCTACCTTGGTACTCTTGGGGTTGCCTACGCCGGTCTCGCCTATGGCGCCGCTCTCCTGCAGGGTCTCTTCGTCGACAAGCCGATCGTGCCGAAGCCGGAGGACGGAAACTACAACCTGAAGCAATCCGTCCCGAGTGTCGCGATCGTGCTTGGCCGTCGGAAGAAAGGATCCGACTATGCCGCGCTCGAGGAGAAGGGCGGCACTGCGTATCATCTGCTGATCGCGGCCGGGCATCGTATTCAGGGTTACGTCAAGCACTTCCTGCATGATGAAGAGGTGACGCTCGACGCCGAGGGTGGCGTTCTCACACCTGGTCATTTCAACACGGATGGACACAACTTCGTCCACATAAAAACGAGGCTCGGCCTCAAGGCAGAGACGGCCTACGCCAACCTCGTCACTGCCTTTCCGGGGATATTCACAAACGACCATCGCGGCGATGGCCTGGCGACGGTTCTCGTCTCCTGCGAATCGGTCAATGCTGACGACTATCTCGGCGTCTATCCGAACCAGATGCCGCAGCATTCGAGTGTGATCGATGGCGCTCTAGTCTTCGATCCGCGCGATCCGGCTCACGTCGCCGGCAATGAGGACACATACAGTTTTGCGCAGAACATCGCGCTGCTGCGTGCGCATCAGATCACCAACCCGTGGGGTGGCAAGCTAAACCTCTCGGACCTCTACATGCCAGAGTGGTCTCATGCAGCGGATGTCTGCGATCAGCCGGTGACGAACCGCGACGGCGAGACCGAGCCGCGCTATCACGGCGGCATCTGGTTCCGTGCCAACAACGACCAGGTGCAGATTGGCCGATTGCTCGACCAAGCGGCGGAGCTCGTCGTTTACGAGCGGCCGGACGGGCTGGTCGGTGTACACGCCGGCGAGTTCATCGAGCCCGATATCAGGCTGACTGAAGACGACATCCATCGGCTCACCTTCAAGGCAAACCGCAGCGAGGCGGCGACCGTGCTTGCGGTCCGCGGTCGCTTCGTTGATCCGGAGAGCCGATACAACACCGTAGACGCGGCGATCTGGGGCGACCCGTACGTCGGAGAGGATACCGAGCGCACGCGCACGCTGGACAATCAGGTAATCGAGCGGCATAACCATTCGCAGCGGCTGCAGAAGATCACTATGATCCGCGCCAACGCGCCGCGCGTATCGATCCTCGCGACCTATCAGGCGGCGAAGAACATCGGCTATCGGCGGTTCGTGCGCGTTCACGCGCCGCCCCAGCTCAACGAGGCGATAGTCGAGATCACCTCGACGCCGACCTTTTCGTTTCGCAATCTGACGGTGGAGTTTTCCGGCATTGTCGTGCCCGAGGATCTCTATATGTTCGAAGCGGCGACGGAAGAGGGAGAGCCGCCGACCGTTCCGGAGGTGGTCGTATCGACCGGCGTTCCTGTTCCGACCGGCTTCGCCGTCACACTTCAGCGCGAGGTCGTCTCCGGCGGCGACGAGGCCTCTTTCGCTGCGGCTACCTGGACGCATGTCTCGAATGGGCTGCTATACGAATTTGAATGGCAGCCGATCGAAGGTCCGAACCAGACGCCGCTCTCGACGACGTCCAAACCTCGCGAAGATCAGGCGAAGTCGGGATATCTTGCCGATGGCATTGATTATCGCTTCCGCCTACGTGCGTGGTCTAACGGCGCCAAATCCGAATGGACCGATTACATCTTTGCAACGCCCATCTCCGATCCTGTTGCTCCTGTCGCACTTGCGGGTTTCTCGCTATCCGGTGCGTCGCCGCAGCTCGGCCGCGCGACCTTGAGCTTCGCCACGGCGAACGATGCACATCTAAAGCGTATCGCGCTTTATCGCGTTTCGACCGGAGTTCCGCTCGACAAGAACGTGCACACCAAGATCTTGATCGGCGCAGCGCCGGGGACATCCTTCGCCTATGTCGACGGCGACTCGACCCGCACGAACCTTTACAGCAATTCAGGATTCGATACTGACACGGTCTGGTCAAAGGGGGCGGGCTGGACGATTGCCAGCGGCAAGGCAACGCACGCGGCAGGGAGTGCGAATTCACTAGTTCAAACTGTCGCTCTGACGGCAGGCGAGGTTTACAGGTATTCCATGACCGTCCTCGATTTGACGGCCGGAAGCGTCTTCACGCGCTTCAACGGCGGCACGGTGGTTAACGGACCAGCGAGGACGGCGAACGGGACCTATCGCGGCACCATGACAGCCGTTGCCGGCAACAACGCAGCCGGGTTCAATGAGAGCTCCACATTTGCCGGTTCGGTCGATGACGCAGTTCTCTTTCAGCAGACGGCAGCCTGCGCGCCGCAGGGCGTGTGGGACTATTACGCCATACCCCTCAACGGCTCCGGCATCGAAGGGCCGCAGTCCGGCCCGGTCACCGTAACGATCATCTGATCAACCCGAAAACCTAAACCAATCCGACCTGGCCGCGCGCCGGGTCGATTGCTCATGGAGTTTTTCATGGCCAATGAAATCCGCGATCTCTTCCAACGCGCCTTCCGCAAGTTCACGACCGATGGCGTGCCGTCTTCCGGAGAACATGACCCGGTCAAGGACGAGATCACGCCGATCGGCGAAGCGATCGACACGAAAATAGCGAAGACCGCGGCCGACCTGCAGACGCAAATCAACGAGGTGGAACTTATCGCTGAAGCAGCCTCCCTAGGCCTCGTTCAAAAAGGCACATGGGCGCAACTCTCGGCCATCGCAGGATCGGCTAACGGACAGGCGGGACGAGTTGCCGGACCGGATGCCGGCACGCACACCGACCCGGTAGTCGGGGGCACAGTCGCAAACGAGGGGGAATATGCCTGGAGCACGTCGCCGGCGGGGTGGCAGCGCGTTGCTGATCTCCTTGTGGCGAAGGTGGCGCCGATCGCGGCGAGCTTCCATGACAACTTAGGTTTCGTCGGGATGCAGCTTCAGTCAGACGGATCGCTGAGACAGAACCCGCCTGCGCGCAGCTATGAAATCGGTGACACGCGCAGTACTACTGAGCTGTTGGCCGTCCAGGACGAACTCGGCTTTAAAGCGCTGTCCCTAACGGCGACGGAACTTCGCGCGCCGGGCGTTTCCGGCGGCGAGGATGAGGGCTTCAATTTCGGTTTCGACGCGTCGCCCCTCATCGGCGGCCATCTCGTAGCCTTCGACGGCGCGGAGACGCATCTCTATGCGCGTAACATCCTGCCGGTGCGCAGTGATATTTCGCGCGTTAGGGCGTCGCTCTACAGCGAGGCCTCGGTCGATGGGACGCGCCCATCCTACGGCCGGCTCGGCGATGACGAGTTGCTCGTCGACCTGACGAAGTGCGGTGACACCGTCTACCTTCAGACGCGTCTCGATGAAGTGAATCCGGACATAAGGCACCAGGCGACGCTCAGTGTCGTCACACCGCCAGTCGCGCCCGGGGGGCTCAACGCTGCAACTGTGCTGATGATTGGCGACAGCATCACCAATCGGCAGGTTGTTGCGCGCATGAATGCGGCCGCGACCGCCAAGGGATACGCGCTAACTTTCGTCGGCACGTTGAACGGGGCAGGTATTGGGCAGGGCGCGTCCGATGCCTCTGGCCCGCTTGGCGAGGCGCGCGAAGGATGGGAGTTCGGCGACTTCACCTATGCGGTGACCGATCGCGTCACGATCATCGCGCCGGGTGGCGAGGGGGCCTATCTTGCCTCTGACAAGAACACGAAGTGGCCGCAGAACCCGTTCCTGCGCGCTGCAACCGGCGGAGACGATCCGTCTGTCGTTCGCAATGGCTATGTTTTCGATTTCGGCTTCTACCTCGATCGCTTCACGCTCGCAGACCCGGACGTCGTCTTCATCGGTCTCGGCACCAATGATATTCGCGATCTCAATTCTCCGGATCTAGGTCCGGCGATCACCGACGGCCTCGCGATCATGTGCGGGCAGATCCAGGCAGCGCGCCCCGGAACGAAGATCGTCATCTGGCTGCCGCCCGTTTCCAGGTCTAGCGATCGCGACACCTTATGGCCCGAGTACGTCGAGGTCTTGACGCGGCTGATCAAGTTCGTCCGCGACCAAGCGGACGTAGACATTCGCCTGCTGCCCGTCTGGGCCATGGCTTCGCAGGAAGTAGGCTTCCCGCTGGCGGCTGGTTCGACTTCCGACCTCGGCATTCAGACGGCGGGTCTCTCCGACGCGGTTCACATCTCCGCGTTCAACATGGCGCGCGTCGCCGAAATCCTCGCAGCCTCAGCCGCAGCCGTGGCGCAGGGCACGCTTTAACATCGATCCTCCCGGGAGAAACTACATGGGTACCAATATTCTCGTGCCTGGCGCCGATTTCGCGGCGTCGGCAGTCGGCTTCAACGCGGCCGTCGAAAGCGGTTTGAAGGGGCTCTGGTTCTTCAATCGCGGCGTCCGCGCATCAGCAAAGAACCTGGCACTTGGCGGGGCGGATGCCGAGGTGTTCGGCACGCCCTCGGATCAGGGCGCATTCCTTCGCTTCAAGGGCGGTCAGAGCTTCTTCCAGACAGCAATTGAGGACACGGAAGCCTTCACTTTCATGGTGGCGCTAAAGTCTCCAGACACGATGGCAGATCAGGCGCATTCGCCAATGTTCCTCAGCAATTTCGGGTCGGGATCGAAGGCCGGTTATGTAGGATCGGGCACGTCTGGCGCGAGTATCTACAGCAACGTAAGCACGACATTCATCACGTGTTCAGGATCCCGCTACACGGACGGCTCCAACACCGCCGTGACCTCGGGTGGCCGTCAGCACGCGACGGGTGGATATGGCAGCTGGAAACTGTTCGGCTCACGTTGTCGTCCGGACCGCCTTCAAGTTGATAACGTTACCGAAAACACAGCCAGCGCCGGAAACTACGTCTCCATGGCTCGCGTGCTCGGTGCTGGAAACTTCCGTATCGGAAGTTCCTATAGCCTGTCATGGCAGGGTGAATGCGATATTGCGGCGGTGGCGATGTACAGCCGGTACATAGATGACGTCGAGCTTTCGACGATGGCAACCCAAATGCGCAACGTGCTCGCGCATCTGGGTATCACGGTGTAAAGTGTTTCTCGTGTGATCGCGGGTATATTGCCAAATCCCACAACTTTGGCAATATGTCCGCAGCGCACTTGGGGGGATTATGACAAAACCGATTCGTTTACCCGTCAAACAGACAGACGGGTTGACTGCGCTTGCCCACATCGAGCAGGGCTACAAGACAGTTAGAACGCTGATTAAGTGCGCGGCGGCGGTTGGCTGCATCTACTTCGTTACCGAGGCGATTGCACCTCTGGCCGGAAAAAGCACGGCTGTAACGATTGCTTTAAATCTGTTGGCGGATATTAAGTTCGCCGCAAGCCTCACCCTTGCTGGCGCGGCTGTGGCTTGGGCCGTTGTCGAGAGATCTTTGCGCCAGCGAAAAACGCAATATCTACAGGACAGGGTCATCAGCCTTGAAACAACTGTCGATCCGAAACGTTCGTCCAGCGGCCTGACCCGCACGGGGAAGACGCACCCAAATGATAGGAGCGCATGATGAACATAGATGCAGGCTTAGCTATCTTGGTTCTTTTTGCTGCGGGCATCATTTTTCTGGGACCATGGCAGGAGGTGTGCACCGCCTACGCGCGACAGGTTGCGTTTGAGAAGCGTGATGCCATCTTTGATATGGCGGCGAGCGGCGAACTTGATTTTTCCTCCCCTGAATACCAAGCAATTCGGCGTTCGATTGAGCAGCTGATCAGGTTTGCTCACGAGTTGACCTTTGCCCAACTACTCGTGATGACCTGGCATCTCAGGCGGGCCAAGAAGATCAAGCAGGAGAGCAATCTGAAAGCGTCGATCAATGCGATCAAGGACCGCGCTGCACGGGAGAAGGTTTCGGGGCTAGTGAGTGAAGTTCATGCCGCAATGCTAATAATGATGTTGGCGAAATCACCCATAGCGGCAGCGATAGGGCTCGTTGGTGCATTGCTCAGCAATCGGAAGGACAATGCCTCGTCTAGGATACGACAGGTAACGAAGCCAGTCGGCGAGATGATCCAAGTAGAGGCCGAATGCGCACCATTCAATTCTGATACGTACTATCCAAGGGCAGCTTAAAGCTTCTAGCAACTTCAACACAACCCCGCTTCGGCGGGGTTTTTTGTTGCCTATAGGGCAGACACTTCGTCCCAAACAGTAAGGTGAAACATGGCTCGGGAAACTCTTCCCGTCGCCCTCGAACTCATGTCCGGGGATGAGGGCAACCATCCTTGTTGGGGAACGTTTCGTTTCCAGGGGGCGCACCGAAGGAGGAGTGCGATGCGTCCTGATGAGCGCGTCAAGATAATAGAGTGGACTGCAGCTCTCGCCGCAGCCGCTTTCGTAGCGGCGCTTGTCGTGGCGCTGGTGTCCTGAGGACGTCACTTTCAACGAAGGCCGGAGAATTGCCGCTGCGTCCGAATGTAAGCGATGGCGGCAGCTTCTAGGCTTCTGCACTCCGCTTCGCATCCAATCAGGGCATCGTCGTCTTTGTCGGCGGCGCATCGAAGGCCGTCGCGGCGCAGACACGCATGCTCGTAAGCCACGCAGAGCTTCAGAAATACGGAGCTGTTCATCATCCACGCGCTAGCACGCAGATCTGGGGCCGCCAAAAACAACCGGGCCATTCCTGCCTTCTGCGCATTCATGGCGGAGTTCGCTTTCGTTTGAGAGCCAATTCGTCTCAACGGGTGCTGCGCGGGAAAAGTTCCACCAAGTTGACCGGCACTGGGATTGAGCAACCAAAGGAATCAAACGGTTAAAAGGGGTCCGGCTCGGCCGATGTCGGCGTTGGCTCGATCGGTCTTGCCGCTAGCGCTTTGAGGTCCTCGGCGAGGCCGGCAAGCTGTGCCGCAACGTCCAAAAGATTCGAAGCAGCGCCCGGTACGGAGTGGTCAGAAGCCGGCTCGATCGGGCCGGCGCTTTTCGCTTCTCTATCGTCCATTTCAAGTCCCCTTTCCATTGATGTGGATCAATGGCGAGGCCCGTCAAGGGCTGCGGCCGGTGACGAGCCTCCCGGCCGCCTGCGAGGGGCTAGAGCGACCAATGTCACTTTAAGCCGGGCCATCGCCGGCCGCCATTAACCAGTGTGGCTTAGCCCGCCGAGCATTCCCCAACGAAATCAGGAGAAAGAATGAGCGCCATCACCGCTCAGCACGTTCGCGCTGCCGCAAAGGGCAGGGTGAACGAGAGCAACCTCGCGTCCGTACTTGTGGCGCTGGACAGGTACGGGGAGCGTTTCGGCATGGATCGGCCGCACCGGCTCGCGCAGTATTTCGCCCAGCTCATGCATGAGAGCGGAGACTTCCGCTATGATCGAGAGATCTGGGGCCTGACGCCTGCGCAGCAGCGCTACGACACGCGCACCGATCTCGGCAACACGCCTGAGAGGGACGGCGACGGATATCTATACCGCGGCCGAACCGGCATGCAGCTCACCGGCAAGGACAACTACCGCCAGTTCCGCAATTGGTGCCGCGCGGCCGGTCTCGACTGCCCCGACTTCGTCAAGAATCCGGATGCGGTCAACACCGATCCTTGGGAAGGCCTGGTGCCTCTGTTCTATTGGGACACCCGCGACCTTAACCGCTGGGCCGACGAGGGCGACGCCGAGACGATCACGAAGAAGATCAATGGCGGCAAGAATGGTTTGGCCGACCGGTTTGACCGGCTCGCCAGGATCTCGCTCGTGCTGCTCGGCTATCGCGCCGACAACGTCCTTCAGTTCCAGGCCGACCAGCGGCTGCAGGTCGACGGCGATGTCGGACCGAAAACCCGTGCTGCGATGCATACGGCGCTTGTGGCTCTCACCCCGGGCGAAGCGGCACGGCCGGAGGTCAAAGCCGCGCCGGTGACCGAGGAGAAGCCGGTCCCGGTTCCTGTCACGCCGCCCAGCCTCGATGCGCCGTGGTGGAAGTCGAAAGAGGTGATCACGCCGTCAGTCATCGGCGGCGGCGCTTCGCTGCTCACCGCGATCGGCGGCATACCGTGGCAGAACCTCCTCCTGATCCTCGTCGCATTCGGGGGCATTGCCGGCTTTCTCTACTGGCGGAAGAACGCCGACCGTAAGGCGGTGGCGACGCAGGTCGAGGGGATGGCGTGAATGTTTACCACTCCTCGCCTCATCGCGGCCGCCACCGCTCTCGCCATCGTTGCCGCCATCGTTGCTTGGATCTACCGGCAGGGCGGCGACGACGTCAGAACCTCCATTGAAAGGCAGAACAATGAAGCTGGCCGCACTGCGGACGATGTCCGCTCTCGCTTTGACCTTTGTCCTCCAGGGATGTGGGACTTCGGCGCCAGCAAGTGCCGACGGACTGCGCCGGGTGGTGGGCACTAATCTGATCGGCGCGCGCGGCGCGACACCGGCAGATCAGCGGAAGATAGACCGGACCGTCGTCGGCATCTGCGCGGCGGCGGTTTGGACGAAAGCGGAATGCGTCCGCCACGGCGAAGCGCAGCTGTAACTCGCATCACACTACGAGGGCAGGGGATTGTCTGAAACACACGAAACCGAAAAGATGGTCGCAACTCCGAAATGGAGGTTTGAATATAACCTCAACACCCTGGTGATCCTGTTCGGCTTTGCCGGCGGCCTCATAGCGTGGGGCGCGACCTGGGAGAGGGTGAACGCCAACCAGGATTCGCAGGCAAACTCCATCGATCGCCTCGACAAGCGCCTGACCGCCGCCGAAGTCTCCCTCCGGCAGATCGACAATCACGAGCTTCGAATATCGGCGGTGGAGAAGCAGGCGGCCGAAGCGGCTACCTCTATGAAGGCTGTCGAGAACACTCTCAACAGCCTTTCCATCGATACACGTGTAATGCGCGAGATCCTGCAGAGGATCGAGGCCAGCCAGCGCGACGGCGCGCAGTTAAGGCGTTGAGATGCAGCGCCCCGGCGAGGTGACTTCGAAAGATGGGCGGGTTTCGTTCAGCTAATCACCGAGCGCCAAGTCGCGCAGCATCTTCGTCTCGCGATGTCCAGACTGGTAGAGGGAAAATAGCCTCCTGGCGATCAGCTCGGCAGCTTCGCAATCGCGGCAGAGCCCCTTTTCCGTCAGAATCGCAGTGAAAACGTCGTCCAGCAAGTCAATACCGGTAGGTAGCACCGCATCGGTATAATCGTGTGACTTCAACATCGCGCGACCTCATCGGGGCGAAAGCGCAATGATCTTCCAGCCAGCGGCGCCTGTGTTATCTGCCGCTGATGGTTTACTATGCGCCTCGACTATGACAGCGGCAAGGAGACTTGCGGCCTAAGACCTTTGCCTTTGATGGGCCGGACCAAGGTCCGGCAAGCACATGCCCCGCGTGTATAATTAAGCAATTGCGCGTTTCGTGCTAGCCTGCTTTTAATGGTCGACATGGACACGAAACTTGCAGACTTGAAACTAAGGCCATCGCTTCTCCGCGAGCTAAACATGACTGGGTATGAGGTAGTCGGAGATATGCAACATCTACCGACTGCAGAATTGCTGCGGATACCCGGTATGGGCGGACATGACTGGCGGAAGATTGCCAAGGCGTTGGGGCGAGAACCGTTACCTGACTTGAAGAAACGTTGATATCCGGCTGACAGGTCAGGAGCTTTCCCTTGATTCCACGCCCGCTGAGAGTACAATATGGGCAAGCGACGTTCGAAGCGGTTCCCTTGAATGGAACAGGGCATTGCGCCCCAGCTATATGATGACCAACGTCGCGACCGGAGCTGCAGCAGGCCCCCGCTGCAGCTCTATTTGTGTCAGGCCAGCTCTCGATCGTGAGGAGCGGGGCTGCCGCCGTCATCGTCCCCGCCGTCATCGTCCGGCCACCAGCCCTTCCAATCGTCTCCCAGCGCTTGCTTCGCTTGGCGGCCGTCCAGACGGGCGATGAGCATCTTCACCAGCTCATGCTCCGAAATGCCACTCGCCGGCGGCAGATACGCGCCCGCGCGATGGCTTATTGCCGGGGCTTTCCTATGAAGATCGTGTTGCCGTCTCGGTTCTCGCACCTCTTACATCGCATTCTCGGCGCCAATTGAAGGATGCTTTGTCTTTTGCCGAAGCGCGCGGCCAGAGCGCGCCGATTTAGTCGATCGATGCGGCCGCAGCTCCGGCACTTGCACAGGACGTCGCACCATTCGGGAAGGTTCGCGAAAGTAATCTCTTCAGGGGCACCGGCTGGGGCCGCATCACCAGCCGGCTCCTTCGAGAGACGGGCGGCTCTCCCGATGGCATGTCGTATGTAAGCTTGCAGCGGTCGCGTTGGATGTTGCCGCTCTTGGGGCAACCGAGCGCCTTGGAGAAGTCGGAGAGCAGCCCCGGCATGCTCCGGTCTCCTATGCGATCGAAAAGCTGTCGTGCGTCGTATTGCTTCTGTACACCGCACTCGCATTTGATGCGGATCTTCGTCCAGGCGAGAAGCTCCGAAAGCCACCAGGCTCCGTCTCTAGGCATGCTTCAACTTCCATTCGGGCTGATGCTCCGCGCAGAACCATCGTGGCTCCTCTTTCCCCAAGGCAAAGCCGAGACTGCCCCACTTCTTGCAGCCGGGATGCTCGCACCAGTGCTCATACATCATGGTGTCCTTGCGGGCACTCGATCCGGCTTCGTCGCTCATTTTCATTACCCGTCTATTGCGTTTGTTCTTACTATGTTCTCTCAGCCGAAAGAGTCAATTCGGCTTTTTCCGAGCCTGTGCGTTAATGGGCTAATGGCCAGAGCATCGTCGAAAACACCGCGTGGCACCTCATCGCCGGACCCGATGCCGGAGCGGGTTGATCCATGTCTGGCGATGCTAGTCGACAAGCCGCCAAAAGGGCCGGATTGGGCCTTCGAGGTCAAATGGGATGGATATCGGCTTGCCGTTCACGTCGAGCCGGACAGGGTACGGGTAATCACACGCGGTGGGTACGACTGGACGTCCCGGTTTCCCTCTATCGCGGCCGAGGCGCGTCAGCTCGGTTACGAGACCTTGATCCTCGACGGTGAGGCAGTGGTGCTTGACGACGAGGGGCGGTCGGATTTCGGCATGCTTCAGCGCGCGCTCGGTAAGCGACCTAGCTTGCATGATCCACGCGAAATCATCTTCTTTGCTTTCGACCTTCTCTATGTTGATGGTTGGGACCTGCGCCGACTGCCGCTTCGCGAACGCCGGTGGCTGCTCGACCCGATAGTAGCCGGCCGTGCCGGTGCCATCCGGCTATCGGAAGAGGTTCAGGCCGATGGCGACGAGTTCTTCCGCGTCGCCTGCGAGCACGGCCTCGAAGGCATCATCGCCAAGAATGTCGAGAAGCCGTATCGGTCCGGCCGCGGCGAGTGGTGGCAGAAGATCACCTGTAAGCGGCGGGAAAGCTTCGTGATCGTCGGCTTTGAGCCTTCGACGGTGCCTGGTCATCTCGGCCGGCTTCTGCTCGCCGCTCGCAAGGATGGCGACCTGGTCTACGTAGGCGGCTGCGGTACCGGCTGGTCACACGACCTCTCGCGCGAGCTGCGTAACGTCCTCGCATCCATCGTTACGAAGAAGCCGGCAGTGCGCTTAAGGCGGAAGAATGCCGTCTTCACCGAGCCGGTGCTCGTCGCAGAAGTCGAGTACCGCGCTTGGACCGATGACGGGATGCTGAGGCATGCATCGTTCAAGGGCATTCGGGAACGCGCGGATCATCTGGCAGTTTTTAGATTCGAGTAAGTCAACCGCTCTGGATGCCAGCCTGCGGATACTTACGCTTCATGCTTGAAACGCACTCTTTCCTGATCTCGTCAAGCATCGGCTGGGTCAGCGTGCCTGGCGGGGCGACAGCAATGAGTCTATCAATTATTTTTTCCAAGACCATGACGCGAAGTTCGGTATTCAGAGCTGTGTCAAGTAGATTGACGCCTCCAACACTTATGCTCAT